GGTTTCCAACTCCGGCTGCCTGGGGTCCACCGCCGGCTGCTGCCCGACCTGCCTCGCCGCCGCGGCGGCCTCACTCCTGCGTCGCAATGCCATGCGGCCCATCATGCCGCGCGGGCAGGAGGGACAGGCTGCGCTTGGCCGCGGGGGACTCCTTCTTCGCCCGGGGCTTCCTCGGCCGCGCCACCTTGAAGCCCGACCAGTCGTGGCCCGGGAACGCCGCCACGAGCAGCCGCTCGGTCGCCGGCCACACCCGCCTGTTCCAGAGGTCCAGCCGGTCCACCGTCCCGTCGTACTGGCTCGCCGGGACGATCCGCTTCGCCTCCGCGTCCACCACCACCCACTCCACCTTGATGCCCGCGTGCACCTCGTCGCCGGCCTCCTGCATCTGCTGGGCGATGCGGGCCTGGATGGGCAGGGCGCTCCGCGTCCCGTCCTTCTTCAGCTTGGTCGCGTACTGGCCCACCTCGCGGTTCAGCCCCTTGCTCTGCTTCACCTCGTCGAGCGAGAGCGCCTCCTCGAGCGCGTGCCGTCGGTGCCTGCGCACCACCTCCTCGTAGTCCTCCACCCGGTCCGAAGGCACCGGCACCTTGGCGACCTTGGCGACCTTGAGCCCGCCGACGAGCAGGTCGATGACCTCCGCCTGCAGCCGCCTCGCGAGCAGCGCCGCGTCCCCGCGCTTGTACTCCATGCCCTTGATCTCGGGCTTGCTGTCGGCGGTCGCCGGCTTGCCTTTGTAAAATTGGTAGGCCCCAACATATTTCTTTGCCGACGTGAACACGAGCCTCTCGAAGCTCTTCTCGTACTCGATGGCGACGTCGCACCGGGCGCACCCCTGCGACGCGGTGAGCCGCGTGAACAGCTCCGCGTTGCACCAGGCGGCGAACTCCGCGAACGCCTCCCGCGACCCTCCCGTGAAGTACACCCCGTCGGTGTCGATGTAGACGACCTTGAACCCGCGCTTGTCCGCCTCGGCCACGACCTGCTTGGTCAGCCACTCGCCCCCCTTGGTCACGGCCTCGTACACCTGCTTGTCGTACCAGCGCCCGCCCTCGAGCCCCGTGACCCCGGGGAAGCTGTTGACCACCACCTTGTAGGCCGTGCTGGTGGCGCCGGCCGCGTGCCACTCCGGCGTCCCCGGCGGCAGCGTCCCCTGCAGCTTGCGGCTCTCCTTGCGCAGCCCGCCCACCCGGAGCACCGCGCTCGCGAACATCCCGAGCGGCTCGCGCGCGAAGCACGTGCCCGTGATGGGGCTGCGGCACATCCCCTCCGGGATGGGTCCGTTGACCGGCCCGTCGCGCTTGGTGTCGGACCCGACGTTCCAGCTCGTGAGGATGGACGGGTACATGCCGGCGAAGTCGAGCACGTGCACCCCGCGCAGGATGCCGAGGCCGGGCTCGGGCTTCATCACGTAGGCGCCGGATTTCTTCTCCGCCTCGAGCGTCTCCCTCGCCTTCTTGGTGCCGAAGTGCACCCCCCGATCGCGCGCGAGCTGGAACATCATCCCGTCCACGTGGCTGCTAGGGAAGAGCCCGTAGGTGTCCGGGAACACGTTGCAGAGCTCGCACACGCTGAAGTGCTGGTCGGCGTACTTCTTCTTGGCCTCGATCTTGGGCAGGAGGATGGTGTCCTGCGCGCAGTATCGCACCATCTCCTCGAGCCGGTCGCCGCCCGCCTGCCACGCCTCCCACGTGTGCTTCGCGTCGAACTTGTCCTTGCCCTCCCCCAAGACCGCCTGGGCGATGTTGTTCAGGGCGAGCGACTGCTTCTCCTCGCCGCTCTCGGCCGAGTGCATGTTCATCCGCTCGAACAGCTTCATCTGGTCGAGCCAGAGCCACTGCCGCAGCACCGCCGGATTCCACCCCGCGAGAGCGACCCGAGCCTTGATGACCTCGAAGTCGAACTCCTCCCCGTTCCACGCGAGCACCTGGTCGTAGTCCTTGAGGACCGTGAACATCCCCCGCAAAAGCTCCCGCTCGTCGGCGTCCCGGTCCTCCTCGAGCACCCCGGCCTCCACGACGCGCGGCGCGGCCCCGCCGGCCCCGTCGTCGGCCACGCACCACACCAGGATCCGCATCTCCTGCTTCCGGTGGAACGGGAGCCGGCTGTCGGTCTCGAGGTCGAGGTAGCAGCGCCGCGGCCGCTGCACCTTGAGGTCGGCCCGGTCCGCGAACAGCCGCCGCACCGGCGACACGTCCCCCTCGTGCACCTTGATCCCGAGCCGGTCGTAGCGGCCGACGATCTCCTTGCGGACCACCCATGACCGGCACCCAACCCGGAGCCACCCGGGCTCCTTGTCGTCGTACCAGCACCCGTCCTCCGCCCGTAGCTGCCGGAGCACCGAAGCCGTCAGGTCCTCCGTCCTGAGAAAGAAGCTGTACTCGGCGCGGGCCCGGACCTTCTCGACGACCCCGTCGTCCCTCCGGGTGAGCAGGACGACGTGGCCCCCGTCGACGAACGCGTTGACGACCGGGCGGGGGTTCACCCACCCATCATGCCTCGCGCTTGGCCGTCACCGTGAGCTTCATCTGCCCCGAGGGCATCCGGAGCACCTGGAAGACGAGCCGCACCCCGTTCGTCATGTCCAGCCACCCGTGCGGCAGGTCGTCGAGCTTCTTCGCCGGGACGAAGTCCCCGTGCTTGTCCTTCTTCGGGGCGTAGAGCGGCACCGTCGCCTTCTTCTCGAGCATCGTCGCGATGGCGAGCGAGTCCTTGGTCGGCTTCACCTCCGGCGCCTTCTTGGAGTTGCCCGCGCCGCCTTTGCCCGTTCGGCCCTTCGCGTCGTTCAGCTCCTTGGTGATCTGCTGGAGCTTGGCCCGGCTCGCCCCCGCCCGCGCCGCGTCCAGCACCTTGGCCCGGTGCTCCAGCGGGGCCTGCACCACGATGACGAGCCGGTTGATGCCAAACTCCTCGATGGTCGGCCGGTCGAACTCCCTCGCCGTCTTCAGCATGCGCTCGGCGTACGTGCGCGAGAACTCGAGCTCCTTGTTCGCGAAGTCCGACCACGACTGGTAGAGCGGCGTCCCCTTGTCGTCGGTGCGCATCTTCCAGAGGTTCGAGTCGACGATCCTCCGGAACGTCATCGCGATGGCGTACATGCCGCGCGCCGCGTGGCTCTTGCCCTCGTTGATGACCGCGACCGCCTTGTCGAGCTGCTCCTCCGTCTGGGCCGTGGCCAGCCGCCCGTTGCCCCCCATCGCCTCGAGCGGGGCCCGCTCCACGTGGGCCATCGCGCGCGAGCTCGGGTCCGGCGGCTCCTCGCTCTCGGTGCCGCCCATCACGCTGCTCGGGGCGGAGCTGTCGTCGGCGGCCGCCTCCGCTCGGTCGTCGCTGCTCGTCTTCTCCTCCCGGTCCTCGTCCCCGCAGAACGGGCAGCTGCCGAGCTCCGTCGGCCACGGCCCGCCGCACACCGTGCAGTCGCCGACGTCGCCGTCGCTGTCGTTCAGCTTGGCCTTGAGAGCCTTCACCACCGTGGCGATGGTGCCGCCCGTCGGCACCTTGAACTGCTTGGCGCTCCTCAGCACGAGCTTCTGGTCGATCTTCTTCAGGTCCACTCCGTCCGCGATCATGGCGTTGCCTCCCGGGCCAGCCGGCCCAATCCCTGCTCAACCTCTCGCACGGCCTGCTCCACCGCGCGCACGCTTTGCCTGGGGCTCCTGAGCCCGTGGTCCGCCCGGGCCACCGGGTCGAACCAGAGGTCCACCCCGGCCTCGACGACGTCGCCCCCGACGAGCATCCACACCCTCACCGCGTCGCGGTGCAGCGCCGTCGTCGACAGCCCCTCCAGCTGCGCCGCCACCTTGTCGTGGTCCACGCGCGCCTCCTGCTCCGGCTCCACGCTGGAGAACAGGTCGAACACCTCCGACTCGGAGAGCTCGCCGTCGGCGTTGACCCCGAGCGCCCCCATCGTGAGCGGGTGCCGGCTCGGCGCCTTGCCGTGCCTGGCCTTCCTTTGGCCGTGGATCCACTTCGCCGCCTTGTTGCACGCCGTCCAGCACACGAACGTGGCGAGGGGGGTGCCCCGCGACGGGTCCCACCTGGCGACCCCTTGCCAAGCCCCGATGAGCATCTCCTGCCTCACGTCCTCGTCGCTGACCCCGGCCGGCAGCTGCCACCGGCCGAACATCTTGCCCGAGAGCCTGTCCCAATCTTCCCGGGTGTCCCTCGCGAACCTCGTGAACGTCGTCTCTTTGTGGTGCAGCGCGAGCAGCGCCGCCTCCAATCGCTTAGACATTTACACCCTGCTTTCTTGGTCGGCCTCCACCTTCACTCTTGCTCCACCTTCACTCCGATTCGTTTGCCATTACGACCCGTCGGCATCGGTGGCGAGGTGCGTGCTGCGTCCCGCCTCCACCTTCACTCCGATTCGTTTGCCATTACGACTCTTTCTGTTCGAATCCCGTTCGTCCTCCGGTCCTCCGGACTCACCATCCTCCACCTTCACTCCGATTCGTTTGCCATTACGACCCAGGAAGCGCGTGCGGGCCGCCGTGGGCCACGAGCCTCCACCTTCACTCCGATTCGTTTGCCATTACGACCGAGCAGCTGGTGCGCGAGGTCCGGCAGGCGAGCATCCTCCACCTTCACTCCGATTCGTTTGCCATTACGACGCTCGGCGCCGTGGTCGACGCGCTCAAGGTTCTGAACCTCCACCTTCACTCCGATTCGTTTGCCATTACGACCACAAGGATGCGTTCTCGGAGGCGTACCACTCGTCGCTCCTCCAACTTCACTCCGATTCGTTTGCCATTACGACTTCCGCCGCACCGGGGACCTCCGCCGGCCCCAAGCTCCGCCTCCACCTTCACTCCGATTCGTTTGCCATTACGACCGAATCCAAGCGTTTCGTCACTTGGGCAAGTGCCCGCCTCCACCTTCACTCCGATTCGTTTGCCATTACGACTTCGCGGTGCTCGCTTTGATCAAAGCGAGAGCACACCTCCTCCACCTTCACTCCGATTCGTTTGCCATTACGACCGTTGTCATGCCATCGGGAAGCTGGCGGGTTGGGGCGTCCTCCACCTTCACTCCGATTCGTTTGCCATTACGACCCGTCTCGCCAAAGGCGCAAAACACCGAGCACTTGCGAGGTGGTTCGCGAGCGGTCGGTTCGCAGGCCCGAGAGGGGAGGCTCGGTGACGGTGGAGTGAAGGTATCCGGCGAGCCGGATGTCGCGGCAATCCCGAAGGAATCCCGCTTCGCGAGCGGAGACGGAGCTTATCCCGTCGCCCTCGCGCTCGCGCTGTGGAGTCAGCGCACCTAGCCACCACCGAAGCTCCCCAATCGGACCCGCGAACCATCGCCCACCTCACGCGTGCGCTTGCGCCGGCTCGTACTTGGCGAGCCGCTTCGCCAACTTCTCGTTCTCCTTCCTGAGCCGGCGCGCCTCCGATTCAAGCTCCTGCACCCTCGCCCGCAACTGCGACAGCTCGCCTACCTGGCGGATGGCCCCCGTCGACCCGGCTGGGGTCGACAACTCCTTGGCCCACGACTGAACCGTCTTTTCCGCCGGGGCCACGTTGTGCACTTCGAGGAATGCTCGAGCCTTGGCGGCGAACTGCTCAACGACCCCCTTGGTCGGCTCGTGCATCTTGCCCACCTGCATCGTCCAGTGCGCCCCGTTGGCGAGCGCCTGCTCAATGCTGGTGCGCTCCACCCCCCGGGCGAAGTTCGCGTAGCGGTCGAACTCGCACAACTGGTTGCTCCGCACGAACTGCTCGAACGTCGAGCACCCGGCCTCACGCCACACGTCTTCCGCGTCCTCCTCCGCGCGCAGCAGGAAGGCGAAGAAATCCGCCTCTGCCCGCTCGCTCTTGAGTCGCAGCGCCTTTGCCGTCTCGACCAGCTCCTCGTACGTCATCTTTTTCTTGGTCACCATTCGCCTCCTCCTTCGTCGTTACCGATCGCAAACTCTCGGCCAGCTTCCGCTCCCGCTCGAACCTCTTCTCCCACGGGCCCATGTCCGCTCCACCCGATTGGAGCATCCACCAAGCGGCCACCCAGTCGGTCGGCCGCTCGAACACACATACCTTGCAGTGGAAGATGCCGGTTCGAACATTGTGGGCGCCCGCGTCGAGCGCCTTGCACCGGGGGCACTTGCTCGAGATGTACTCGCTGGGCACCTCGTCGAGACGCTTGCCTGTCTTCTCGAGTGCCGTCGCAACGCACTGCTTGAGTTGATATAGCGGACCGTGGTCGAGCACACGGCGGGTGGCCCGATCGTCCTCGACAATGCCGCCGTAGTCCTCGATGACCACCGACGCGCACCCGAGCTTGTCAGCCTGCGCTACGACGAACGCCGCTGCTTGCTGGCAGAACGTGTGGGTCACCCTCGCAATCTTGTCCTCGAGAGCGTCGTACGCCTCGTATCGACGCGACCGCCCATGGCCCTTGCTGCCCAACCCTCGCTCAAACTGTGACGTCCGCTTGATCTCCCGCGCCCTGGCCGAGAGCCGCCGGCGCTGAGCGAGGAGCTTCGAGCCTGGGAAGGCCATCCCTCGCTCACCCGTCGACGCGAGCAGATAGAGCGCGTTGCGGGCGCCTCGATGCACGGCGAGCACCCGAGCGGGGTCGACCGGGACAGGTTCCGGACGCGGCTGCTTGTACGAGACGAGCGCGTACCATTTCCGCCGGCGCTCGTCGTACTGGAGCTTGGCGTCCGTGTACTCCCAAGCTTTGGAGGCCAGCGCGTCGACGACCTTTTCCTGCGCCCCCCAGCCGCGCATGACGGCGAACCGCACCGAGTTGTGCTTGCGGCCAGGCCTGAGGGTCAGCTCCAGGACGGTCCCTCGCTCGTCTCTGGCCAGATCGACGCCGGCCTGCCCGACGAGGATCCGCTTGCTGGAGAAGCGGGGGTTCCCTTGATCCCGCCGGCCATAAGCTTGGCATGCGGCGCGGGAGATCTTGGCCCCCATGTCTCCTGGGACCGAGAGGTCGCCAAACGGCCGGCCCTCTTTTTTCGCCGCCCACTCGCGCAGCTCCTCCACGGCGTGCATGACGGCCGGGTAGGTGAGCCCGTCCGCGCTGGCCGCCTTCACGGCCGGCGCGTACTCCAAGACCCTCCGGCGCAACGCCTCCGTCCCCACCACGCCCGCGGCCACCCGAGCCTCGAACGCCGCGTTGAGAAGCTTCGGGGTCGCGGCGGCGAGCTGCCGCAGCAACGGCCCCACCGTCTCCCAAGTGTCTGGAGCCAACGGCTTGACGATCTCTAGCCGAACCGCCCGGATCAACACGTCGGCGGTGGTCATCTCACACCCTGCTCATGCGTCGCCTTGGACAGTTCCTGCTCTCGACCGTGCTCAACGCACGCCCTCGCCAGCGCCTGCTGCGCCTCGGACTGCGCGGCGTTCTTGGGCCCGCCTTTGGCCAACCACACTCGGGCCAGGGCCCAAAGCGCGTCTTCGAGGCGCTCGGCCTTCGCGCTGCACACGACGAACTCCCCCTTGCCGTACGCCTTGGTGAACCGCTTCACGCTCGCGTGGAACTGCTCGCCCTGGTCGACCACGATCCTGGCCACGTGGACCCCGGGCCCGCTCGGGTCATTCGCGTAGAACGCCGAGAGCGTCCTCGCCAGCTGCACCAGCAAAGCTTCTGCGCTCATCTCTCGTGCCCTCCTCCGTGAAACGCCTTGGTCAACGCCCCTTCCAAGCTCCAGTCGAAGTGCCACCGCCTCTGCTGCCCGACTTTGCACCTCCACACCTCGTGGATGCGGCGCTTGCCCTGCTTGAGCGCCGACCGCATCCACTCGGGCATGTCCTCGTGGATGGCGTCGAGGACGTAGGTCTTCGCCGAGTAGTTGTGCAGCTGCACCGCGTATGGGTTGTCGGCCACGTTCCGCAGGACCTCGTGCAAGCTCATGAAGCAATCCTCCCTCTGCTCTTCTCCGCGCAGACCGCGCACACGTGCTTCCCCAGCGCCGAGCTCCACGTCGGGTTGCGCTTGGGTAGCCCCTTGCCCTTGTGGGTCCGGACCCTCATCGTCGAGCTGCACTTCGGGCACGGCTCGTCGAGGCTCGCCCAGTAGTCCTTCGACCTCGCCTCCTTCTCGTCGACGTTGCGGAACGCGGCCTCGAAGGCCGGGCCCTCGCCCTTCACCTCGAACATGAGCCCGAGCGCCAGGCGCCCGACCGCGCAACGATGGAGGAACGGGGACTCCTTCTCCAGCCGCGTTTTCCGAACCATCGCGTTGGGGCCCCAACGCTTCTTCGCCTCCAGCAAGGCCTCTCGCGGGCTCACGGCCCCACCCGCTTGCGGCTCTCGAGCTCGGACTGGACCAGGTCCCTCGCCCTCGACTTGGCCGGCAAGGTCAGGAGCATCCTCGCCAGGGTCTCGTCGTCCACCCGCCGCATCCTCTCCCCCAGCTTCTTGAAAACGTCGTCGATGTCGCCCATCACCCAACCTCCTTTCGCGGCTCTTTGGCCGCCGTCTCCTCCAACAGGTCGATCACCCTCGCCACCTTCGCCGCCGCCCCCAAGAGGTCGGCGCGCGCGCGACTCTCGTCCCAGTTGTCCTTCACCTTGAGCCCGCACGCCCGGCACTCGTGCCCCGAGTCGTCGAGCTTCTCCGCCACCGAGTGCACCAGGTCGAACGCCCGGTGCAGCTTCTCCACGTCCTCGGGGTTCATCGCTTCCTCCACGGGGAGAACCCGCCACCGGACATCCACACGTCGAGCGCGTCCACCAGCTCGGCGAGTCGGAATCCGTAGTCAGCAAGGGAGCGATCTCGAGCCCCACCCTCACCGCTCCGAATGACCTTGTTGGCCAGCTCCAAGATCTGCCCCGCCAACTTCCTCTGCTCCTCTAGGTTCGCGTCGGGGTCCACGTCGAGGTCCACGTCGCACGTCCTTTCGTTGGGTTGGGGTCACCCGGTTGGAGAGGGGTCGGTGGCCCGGGCCCCCGACCACCCCTCCGTCCAGGTCCTTGCGAGGCTCCGCTCAGGCGGCCTTCAGCGCGAGGCCGGCCGCGCGCTCGAGGTCGAGCTTCTTCTCCGGGTCTTCGGCCTGCCCGGCGAGCCAGCTGAGGACGTTGCTCGCCCTCCACGTCGACTTGCCCGCGGGGAGGTTCGTGACGTCGTCCCCCTCGAACAGCTCCTTCGCCTTCTTCTGCTCCTCCTTGTTCAGGAACTTGCCGAAGCGGTTGCCGACGGCGGCCCAGCTGACCTGCTCCTCGTTGGCCTTCTGGATGGCGGCGACCGACTGCGAGATCTTCGCGGGGCCGAGCGCGGCGCGCACGACGTCGCGGAGGGCGGAGACGCTGGCCTTGGTGTCGAGGTCGTAGGTGCGCTGGGAGAACGCGATGTCGTCGGCGAGCTTCGCCCCGAGGTGGATCTGGCTGATCATGTCCTCGCCCGTCATCCCGTTGAGGCAGCGGACGCGGAGCCCGAAGGACCGGAAGCCGTTCTTGCCGTTGCCGTAGTCGGAGTTGCTCCACTCCCCTCCGAACACGAGGAACTCGCCCGGGGTCACCTCCATGACCTCGGGGCGGATGACCTTGAGGGCGGTGCGGGTCTCGGTGAACACCCCGTCGATGGGGACGGCCCCGAGCGACTGGGCCTCCTCCATGAGGGCGGTGGCGAGTGGGCGGGAGTCGAGCCGGCGGAACTTGTCGCTGAGGAACCCGCGCACCTGGCCGACGGCGGAGCGCACGAGGTGTCGCGCGTTCGGCTGGCCCTCCTGGAAGTGGCTGTGGAGGATATGCACCGCGAGGTCGCGCTCCCAGGCATCCTTCGCCGACCAGAGCTGGCGAAGATAAGGGGCGGGGACTCCTGCGCGCTCGGCGAGCTGGCCTTGCGCGAAGGTCGAGATGCCTCGCGCCCCGGCGTCCGAGTAAGCCCGGTTGCCTTGTGCGAAGTCGAGGGTCGGTTGGAACACGTCCTTGCCGACCTCGCGGTAGCCGAACGTGAGCGCCGTGCTGCGCGCGATTTGGTCGGTCGGGCACTCGCGCTCGAGCCGCTCGAACACGTTCACGGCCTCGCGCGCCCCCGCCTGGATCTTGGCGTTGAGGATGGCGACGCGGCGGTCCGCGTCGGTCTGGCCCTGGGTGCGGGTGAGGACGTCAGCGATGAGGGCGGAATGTGTCTGAGTGGTCATGGTCGGTTCTCCTTTGCGGGGCTTTGCCCCGGTGCTGCTTGGTCGGGTTGAAGGGGAAAGATCACTCGTCGTTCGTGACGGCGTCGACGATCGCCTGCTCCAGGGTGCGTTTGCGCGAGACGCGCTCGAGCACCGACTCGATGGCGGCCGCGATGCTGAACGCCTCGTCCTCGTCCTCGGCCGCCACGAAGAAGACCCGCCGGGGACTCCCATCGGCCCAAGGCTTGGCGTCAGTGGGGAGAAAGGTCACGCGGTACCGGTTCACACCGCCCTCCGGATCGCGAGGAGCAACCTGAGCGCGCCCAGCCGGGCGATGACCCGCATCATGTCGAGCTCGACGGCGCTCATCGGAGCACCACGATCGTCTGCTCGCCCTCGCCCCGGCCGCCGTCCTCGTCATCCCTCGGGAGTGCGAACTTGTCGTGGTACGCGGACCAGCTCACGTCGAGCTGGTCGACCTGCCCCACCTCGGCGACGACCGTCGTGCGCCAGTAGTCGCCGGACGGGTACGCGAACCCGACCTCGGCCTCGGGGTTGTCCAACATCTGGAGCATCTCGATGAGCTGCCCCACCGTCATCCCCTGGAACTTCCGCGGCGCGCTCATGATTGCCCCCGACCGTCGACCAGGGCCTCCCATGCCGCCGCAAACTCGGCGCGCTCGACAACGGCGAGATCCGCACACGTCTGCGCGTCGCCGGCCTGACCCGCGGCGCGCTCCCAGTTGTCGTACGCCTTAGCACCGTCTTGCTCGACGGGGACCTCGTCGGAGCGGCTCATGTCGTCGGCGAAAAGGATCTTGGCAAGCTGCGCGGCGGTCTTGGTCTTGGTGTCTATCTCGGTCTCCTTTGCGGGCCCTTTGTCCCGCCGACAAGGATCAATCTAGCCCATCGCGAGCTAGTTGCAACCCGAAATCGTACAAGCCCCCCGAAATAGTCACGGGAGGGCTTGTTTCGAAGCCTTTCCTGGGCGCCGGCCCACGCTCACCTTGGGCCGGATCCGCCCCAGCCGGGCGTCCTCCACGACCCACCGCTTCAGCGTCGACTCCGGCACCCCGAGCGCCTTCGCCGCCGCCGGCAGGCGCCCGTGGGACGAGATGAGCGCCGCGCTCACCTGGCGGAACCAAGTCTCCGGCTCGCACTGCCGCAAGTACGTGAGCTTGGTCACGCTCCGCCCCGCATCCGCTCGAGGGCCATCTCCCACACCTCGCGCTCGCCGAGCAGCGACGCGTAGCCGCGGAGCGTGCACGGGTGGACACCGAGGACCCTCGCGGCGAGCGTGGTGCTGCCCGTCGTCGCGATGGCGTCGGCCACGACGCGCATCGCCCGGTGCGGCTGCGCGTGCACGAGGGGGGACAGGCTCGTCTTGATCATGGCTCCCACCCCATCATGGTGCCCCGGTTGGAAACCCGGGTTTCCAAGACGGGCCTGCGGTGCACCGCGCGCAGCTCCCGCGCCCGCCGGCACTCCTCCCGGAGGAACACCGCCCACGGGGCCCGCCGCGAGTACCCGCACATCGCGCTCAAGTACTTCACCCCCAGCTCGTCGCACGTGTCGCGGCCGCGGCCACCGTGCTCCCGCGCGGCCTCGATGATCCGGGCGCGCGCCGCCTCCTCGTCGCACGCCCACCAGTCGGCGAGCGCGATGCTCATGCCACCCATGCTTCCGTGTCTCCCGGACGGAAACGCTAGCACCGGATGCGGCCGCGTTCACCACACATCGGCGACGGCCTCGGAGAGCTTCGTCGTGAGCAGGTCGGGCGGGGCGTTGGCCGGGTCCATCCCCTCGGGCAGCCGCGCGCGGGCCACCGGCACGTAGCTCGACAGCGCCGCGAGCAGCTGCTGGGCCGCCCTGTCCCCCGCCGGGTCCGCGTCCGTCGCCACGACCACGAACCTGAACCGCGACAGCTTGGCCACGGCGACCGGGTCCACGCGCGAGCCGCCGAGGGCGAGCACCGGCCCCTCGCACACGCGCTCCACCGCCAGCGCGTTGAGCGCCCCCTCGACCACCACCACGCCGGCCCCGCCCGCCTCCCACGCGTGCTCCTCGCCGAACAGCACGCTCGTGTCCGGCCCCTCCTCCTCGCGCGGCGTCAGGTAGCGCACCGGCTGCCCCGCGTAGGCCCGCGCCGTGTAGCTGGCCACCCTGCCCGAGCCGTCCCGCACGGGGACCACGATGCGGCCGTCCAGGCGGCCCCCCAGCGCGTGGCCGAGCCCCCAGCGCTCCACCTGCCAGGGCTCGATGCCGCGCTTGTCCTGGGCGTACTGGCGCGCCGGCGTGGGCCAGTCCTCGAGCGGGGCAAGGATGACCTCCGGCGGCAGCTGAAACCCGCCCGGCCGGGGCGGGACGGTCACCCGGACCGCCGTCGGCGGGAGCTCGGCCACCTCCGCGTGGTCCGCGACCCACTGCCGCGCCACCCCGAACCCGACCCCGACGATGCGGGCCGCGAGCTGGACGGCGTTGCCCCCTTCTCCACAACTTCTGCATATCCACAAGCCCATCTTGTCCGGGTCGTCGTGCCGGATCGCGAAGCTTGGCTTGTTGTCCACATGGGTGCCGAGCGGGCACCGGCAGACGAGGTGGACGTCGTCGGAGAGCCTCTCGTCCACCTGCACCTCGAGCGAGGCTAGGAGCCTGCGGACGTCGAGGGTCATCAGCTGGACGGGAGCCCCAAGGCGACTCGCCCCGCCGGCGTGAGCACCCACAGTCGCCTCGGGACGCTGGGGCCGTCGACGAAGCCGATGCTCTTCAGCTGCCGGAACACCATCTCCACCGGGGGGTCGGCCGCCGTGCACGGCCCTCGCTCCCCGAGCAGGACTAGGGCTTTGAGCTGCGGCGGGGTCAGCGCCGCCCGGAGCGAGGGGTGGATGCTCACCCTTCCTCCGCCAGGACGGCGACCCGCAGCGACGCCTCGCTCAGGATGCGGTCGCACTTCGCCCGCATCGTCTCGAACTCGTCCACCCCGCGCGCCCCGGCGAGGAGCCCGAGCTCGAAGTTCAGGACCAGCTCCCTGGCGACGTCGATCTGCTCGACGATGTCGATGGCCGTGTCGCGCTTGCTCATGACCCCCATCATGCCGCGCTTTGTTCCGATGCGTGGCATGATGATCCTCGGAGTGAAGGTAGAGGGTCAGCGCTTGCTCTTTCCCTTGCGGCCCGCCGGGGGCTGGCTCACGTTGCCGTCCGCGTCGAGGAAGTCCCCGATCTCGCCGGACGGCCCCTCCTGCCTCGCCGCCCGCACGAACGGCACCGTCGTCCCCTGCCCGTACCAGCCCTTGTCCGGGTCGTAGGAGACCTCGACCCTCTGCGGGTAGGGACCGTAGCGGCGCTTCAGCACGTCGACCTCGAGCACGTCGTCCGGGATCTCCTTGAACTGCGACGGCCGGTGGATGCCGAGCTGCGTGTCGCCCACGTCCGTCCACGAGCTCGACCCCTTGATGCCCTCGCGCGTCGGGTGGGGGTCGTCCCGGGTCTCGATGTCCTTGAGCCGCTGCTGGGCGAGCAGGATGAGGTGGCTCTGCGTCTCCTGCGCGATGGCCTGCGTGCGCTCGAGCGCGCGCTTCTCCTCCTCGGGCCGCTGGTCCACGAGGCACCGGTCCCAGAGGTCGCACACCATCACGTCGGCCCCCGTGTCGGCGACGTACTGGTGGATCAGGTCGAGGTTGGCCGCGTTGCTGCTGCGCTCCTTCTGCTGCCGCCCGAAGGGGTTCTGCATGAACCTCACGTGCCGCCCGACGACGGCGGCGGCCTTGCCGACGAGCTCCTGCTCCTCGTCGGAGTGCTCGCCGTGGAGGAACCGGGTCCGGCTCACGGCGTAGCCCTTCAGCGCGAGGAACATGATCGCCAGGAGCTCGAGGCTTATCCGGTCCCCCATCTCCCACGCCCCGTAGAGCACCCGCCGGCCGCGCATCGCCTGGCCGAGCGCGATGCGCGCGGCCATCGTGCTCTTGCCCCCTCCCGAGACCGCCGTCAGCACCGTGAGCATCCCCGGCTTGGCCCCCGGGGCCAGCCGGCTCTTGCCCGTGCGCTCGTCCACGTCGAGCGCCTCGATGCCGTACGGGTAGACGGCCTCGCCGCGCCTCCGGGCCTCGAGCTCGTCGAGCATCTCGGTCACGACCGCGGACGAGTCGCGCAGGTAGCGGCGGTCCCGGTGCTCGCCGAGCGCCTCCGCCACCTGTCGCGCCAGCGCCTTCACCCGCTCGTGCGGGGTGGAGCGGTCCTTCAGCGCGCCGAGCAGGGCGTTGAGCGGGCCGCGCGTGCACTCCGCCCGGGCCGAGTCCCAGAGCAGGCTCTCCACGGCGTGCTCGAGGTTGCGGGGCGGCCCGCCGAGCGCGAGCTGCTCGGCGTAGGCGACGTCGAGCTCGGGGAAGAGCCCCTTGGCCGTCTGCGGGTCCCACTCGAGCCGCCGCCGCTGCACCTCCTCGATCGCCTGCCACGCCACCTGGTGCTGCCGGTGCTGGAAGCGGTCGCTCTTGATCCGCCGCACCAGCGACGCTCTCGCCTCGGGGTCGCGCATCGCGGCGGCCACCACGATGCTCTCCCCCAGGACGTCGACTTGGACCTCCGCCTCGCGCGGGTCGCTCACGCGGAATGTTCGGACTTTTTGATCATCGCAACGGCCCGCTCGTAAACCACCGGGAGTCGCGCGTTCGCAGGACTCGGAATCCTCGCAAGTGCCGCGTCATCCGGAATCTTCGATTCATCGAAACCGAACGCCTCGCTCACAGCCTCACCTCATAAAGCGCATCATCCAACGCGGTGTTGCCAAGTCCGTTTACAGCCCCATTGTCCTCGCGGATGCCTTCTTTGGCGTTCCAAACCTTCACGATTCGCTTCGCCTCCAAAAACTTCCGCATCGCCATCCCGATTGGAATGACTTGCAGCTCAGGTTTCCCGGCCTCTGCACTCGCGATCACGATCGCAGGTCCATTTACGAACGCGATGTCATCCGGATAGCCACCCTTACCGTTCTCTACGCATCGCCTCGCCCTACCTTGCAACGCTTTCACGAGATCCATCGGGCGGGCACTCGTCGAGGTCTTCTTCGAAATCTTCTTCAACGTCTTCATTGTCAACCATCATGCCGCGCGGCCTTCTTTCGGATCGCCGAATCTTCGAACGGTCCACTTGTACCAACTCGCACCGTCGCTCATCACCCCACCTTCCCCGCGGTGGCCACCCTCCAGTCGGACACGAGCCCGGCGCAGAACTGGAGCCGGGCCCCGATTCGCCGCCCGTCGGGCCGGCGCTTCTTCTGCTCCACCTCCCGCCGCCACACCCACCGCATGAACCCGACCATCCTCGCCGCGTCCCCGCCGAACGACTCCCTCAGCGTCCGGCCCGCGAGCAGCGTGCTCGCCGAGAACGCCTTGGGGGACATGTCCCCCGGCTCCGGCGCCACCTTGTAGACCTGCTCGTGCAGCCACGCCCAGAGCGCGACCAGGTGCGACGGCCTCATCTCCCCCCACCGCTGCGCCCTCCGGAGCTCCTCGGCCTCCGCCCTCACCACCTCCACGTGGGCCCTGCTCCCGATGCAGCTCGTCGCCTTTCTCTTCGGCCGCTTGAGCCTGATGGAACTCTCCAGCTCGTTGGCGCAGAAGTCGATCGAGAGCATCGCCATGGGCACTACCTCCTTCGGGTTGGTCGGGGACGCGGACACCATCATGCCGCCGACGGATGAGCCGCCGTCGGCGCGCAAGGAGACGACTATGCGCCGGCGCTCAGGCGGTGGGAACCGCGCGGCGCGTCACCCGTTGGAAACCCGGGTTTCCAAACTAGTCCCCGATCGTCACGTCCAACTCAATCCACCGGAACGGCTCGACGACGTCGACCATGCACCGACCCTTCCAGACGCCGGTCTTGCAATCATCCGGGCTGGACGTGCAGGCGAGCTCGCCGAACCGGAGCGCGCTCCTCGGCACCCACCCGCAGTCCGGGATGTCGGACGGGATCTCGCAGCCCATCCCGCGCAGCTCCCCAGCCGTGATGCACGTCCGCTCGTCGTACTCGGGCTCGGTCATTCGGCCACCGTCACCTGCTTCGCCCACGCTCGCATGTTGCGCAGGTGCTCGTAGAACACCCGCTCGTCCCAGAGGTAGTGGAGGACCGCGTCGACCTTGCCCGCGCTGTTCCTGCAGAGCCGCCCTCGCACCTGGTTGAACAGCTGCTTGTTCGCCGCGATGGGCATCGCGCACACGCCGCGGCTCACCGTCGGCAGGTCGAGCCCGAGCCCCACCGCCTGCACCGTGCCCACGGCGCAGGCGAGCTCGCCCGCCTTCATCCTCCTCACCGTCTCCCGGAACTCCGTCCGGTTGTCCTGCCCCCCGAGCAAAAGCCCCGAGCGCACCCCGCGCGCGTTGAGCTGCACGTCCATCCGCCGGCAGTGGTCCACCCGGTGGCTGAAGACGAGCACCTGGTGGCCGGCGCGCGCCTCCCGCTCGGCCACGTCGACGGCGAGCTTGGTGCGCGAGGCGTCCGCCTCCATCGCGTCGAGCAGTGGCTTGTAGTCCTTGGCGAAGTCGAGCTCCCGCGGGCCGAGCAGCGCGTCCGCCTCGGGGTCGCCGGCGAGCGTCGGCCTCCAGCCCGTCTCGTACACGACCACCGCCACGTCGACCACGCGCCCCAGCCTCACCAGCTCGTCGTGCCCGACCTCGAGCGACACGTCGCCGAACTCGTCCTTGATGAGGAACGTCATCCCGTCCTTCCTCCGCTCGTCGGCCGTGATCCCGATCCGGTAGCGGGACGCGAACGGGTCGATGCTCGCGACGAACGTCTTGGCCGCGAAGCGTGACAGCTCGTCCGCCCCGACCATCCCCCACCACCTGTAGAACTTGGGGTCCTTGATGCGGGCGATGGTCTGCTGCATCGCGACCGTCACCGGCGAGTAGGTGGGCGCCTTGCCGCCGCCCACCCGCCCTATAAGCCTCCGGTCCACCCCGAGCTCCGACTCGACTCGGTCCACCCACTGGTCGAGCAGGGCCGCGCTCCACACCACCACGAGCGTGGGGAACTTCTTCCGCACCGCGCACGCGAGGAACGACGTCGTCTTGCCGCCGCCGACTCCGCCGCGGATGGAGCAGTTCTCCTCCGCGAGCATCGCCTGCACGAGCCGCTCTTGGTCCGGGTAAAGCGCGCGGTCGTCGTTCGGGAAGATGTCCTTGGGCCACTCGAACCCGGTCCGGTACCGCTCCGGCAGCTCCCCCTCCGTCCGCTCGTCGACCACGTGCATCGCTTGGCCGGCGGCCTCGAGCGCCTCGCGCACGCGCCCCAGCCCGCCGCGGGGGAAGGACGCCTCGTCGTCGACCTCGGACCGCCACGTCGCGATCGTGGGGGGGTGCTCGCGGTGGTCGAACCGCTTGCCCATCGCCTTGAGCTTCCAGTGCCTCGGGTTGCGGTGGGTGAACGCCGCCTTGAGGGCGGCCATCGCCTCGGGCTCGACCTGGCTGGGGGAGAGCCGGATGCGGTCGTCGACGACCACCCGGGCGACGCGGTCCGCCATCAGTCGACCGCGACGCACTCCCCGCCGGGCTCGCGCGGCAGCCAGACGCGGGCGTTCGGCTTGGGGTAAGCGCCGAACAGAACATCGCTCAACCGGGCCCGGAAAAACCCGTCCCACTCTCCATCGTACCGATTCCACGAGATGCGCTTCCCCACGGCGTCGAGGTCGGCGCCCATCAGCACCAACAACAACTTCCTCCACAACGGAGCCTTGCCCGCCAGCACGTCGGACAAGGACGGAGCGCGCTCGAGATAAGTCCGCGCGGAATCGGTTGCGGCGTCGACCTCGGCCTTCGACTTCTTCGGCCGGACGGCGGCCGTCGCCTCCACCGGCTCAACGTGGAGACCGATCCCGTCGAAGGCCATGCGCTTGAAGTCCACCCCTTGGGCGAGCAGGTCGCCGGCCCGGTGCCTGCGGACCCACTCCTCCTTGTCGAGCTGGACGCCGACGTGGAGCTCACCACGCCACCCCAGCCCGCTCCTCGCCCCGGCCCGCTGCCTCGCGGCCCCCTTGCACGACTCCAGGTCGCACGTCCCGGGCCGGTCGACGCTCCTCAGGCAAACCTTGCAATAGCTCTGCAGCGGCATGCCCCCATCATGCCGCGCTACCGGGCCGGCACGAGGCGGGAACCGCACATGTTGCAGCACCCGGCCCAGACCCGGTGTGGGGGGTGCGGGCAGCCGAGCCCGAGGTCGGCGCGCGCCCAGAGGTAGACCTGGTCGTCCGAGACCTCGATCTTCCTCTCGTCCCGGACCTGGAGCAGCCGGACCACATGCCTCCCGAGCAGCACCTCGAACATCCGCTCCGTGCGCTCCCTAAGGTCGTCCTCCTCCTCGTCATCGCTCACGGGTCCGCTCCTCCACCTCGCCGGGCCTCTTCCCCGGGAGCACGTAGTGCTGCCGCACCCCTCCCCTCCACTGCCGGATCGCGTCGAGGCAGTCGTCCACGAACCTCCTCGCGTCGTCGACCATGCCCACCTCGTAGCCCGCGTGCTGGAGCATCGACGACGCCGTCCCCGACTGCGACGCCACCATCCGGAACCGCGACAGCATCGCCTCGAGCTTGCCCATCGCCCGGTAGATGTCCGCCTCCGCGTACCCGTGCATCCCCTCCGTCGGCTCCCAGTTGTACCAGCGCACCCGCGTCTGCCCGTGGCTCAGACCCATCTGCACCGGGCGGAACCGGATGTACTGCATGTACCGGGAGCCGAAGTTGAGGCTGCCCTCCAGCACGCTTTGCGCGTAGTGCCGCTCCATCACCGGCACCTCGACGACCGGCCTCCTCGGCACCCACCGGTCGCCCCGCTGCTCCATCCCGAAGAAGTCCACCTCGTAGAGGCCCTCGTGCGTCCGCGGGTCGCCGAACCACCGGCCGAGCTCCACGGCCGGCTCGACTCGGGCGGGGTGCCGCTCCGCCCACGCCCGGAGCTTCTCCTGCCGCTTGGCCTCCGCCGTCATGCGGCGGGCGCGCTTTTTCTCCTGCCTGTGCGTCATCGCAACACCCTCCCCCGCTTGGCCACCACGTTCAGCAAGTTCAGGAGAGCCAGGTCCCACGCGCACGGCTCCGCGTTCGGGTTCGCGTTCAAGCTCGCCAAAGAGATGCCGTTCACGTCCACGATGTCCGCATGCTCGATGGTGTACGGGCCGTGCTCCACGAGCGGGCTCTTGCTCCTCTTCAGCTTCTTCATCCCCCCATCATGCTCACCCGAAGGATCCTTCTCGGCGGGATCGGCGGATGACCTCGAGCAGCGCCGGGGCCGACATCGCCATCGCCCGGGCCAGCGCCTCCGTCTCGTGGTGTTCCACCCCCAGGCCGAAGTCGCGGTCGTCCAGCGCCCGCTCCACGTGGGCCGCCAGCGCCTCCAGGTTCGGCCGGTACAGCTCAGAGAGCCCGCTCACTTGCCCACCCCGTCGATGAACGCGACGAGCTCGTCGTCCAGCTTCGACCCCGTGGGCTGGTTCTCCCACCCCCGGACCCGGCCGAACGCGGCCAGGGCAGCCTGGCGGTACCGGGAGAGCTTCTCCCCCTCCTTCGTCACGGCCGGGTCCCGCATCCCGTCGTTGTGCCCGGCCGTGTCCGGCCAGTGCAGACCGGCCGCGTTCCCCTCCGGCAGGTAGACCGCCGTCACCTCCGGCCTGCCCACCATCCTCCAGCCCCGGATCGCGTGCGGGTGCGAGCCGATCGACCCGCTCGTCGCGTTCTGCACCCGCTGCTCGCAGCTCCTCGCCGCCTCCTCGTACACCTGCTTCGCGGTGCACTTCGTCCCCCACACGTCCGGGAGCAGAGCCTCCAACCGCACCGTCACCACCGCCCGAGCCGACACGTCCTTCTCTTCGCCCATGCCCCCCATCATGCCCTCGTTGGAAACCCGGGTTTCCAACACCCCCCTCAGGAGAGCAGCGTCGTCCACCACCGGTGCAAGCACGCCGGGCAGCCCACCAGGGTCAGCGTCCGCAGCACCGACCCCCGCCGCGTCGACCTCCACGCCTTCCGCTGCTCGGCCAACACGATCCGGACCGGGCTCTGCTCCCCCGACCTGCCCTCGTGCAGGTACATCCCCCGCTTGCACGACGGGCACTTCAACGAGAGCGGGCGGCCCGTGGGCACCGGTCAAGCCTTCCTGCTCTGCTCGTCGAGCTTAGCCACCTGCCCCGCCGCCGCCTCCCGCTCCGGGGTGCTCAGGGTCAGGTTGTTCGACCGCTTTGCCCAGTAGACCCGCTGGTCTTGCAAGAGCACCCGCTTCGTCATCCGGTCCGCCACCACCAGTGCCCCCACCATCACCGCCCCGACCACCACCATCCCCAGCTCGATGATCATCCGCGCACCTCTCCCCCTTCTTCTTCCTCCAACCACTTCCTCAGGTCTTAGATTTTGTTTTCGAGATCCCCGGAAAGGGTTTGAGCTGAAGAGAACCCCCCTACCCCCCATAGAACTTTGGTGGAGGGTAGGAAGCTCAGCTCGGGGAACCCTGAGGCGCCTATTCGGAGCCCTTTTCGGAAATGGGAATCGCCGCGTCGAACCACACACCGCCGTGGATGTGCACCCCCCATGATGCCGCGGCATGATGAGGCCCCATGAGCGAGCCAACGTTCCGATGACCGGTCCCCCGCGCTTCCAGAAGGGGGGCAAGAGCCTCAGCTACGCCGGCCAGGCGAGGCTCACCCGCATCTTGCGCACCCACACCCAGGCCTGGGCGAGCGAGCTCGTCGGGGCCAGCTACACGACGCTGCTCAAGCTCGCCGACGGCGGCCACGGCATGCCGACACCGTCGCCTGCATCGAGGCGAGGCTCGAGTCTTTGGTGGAGCCGCCCCCGCTCTCGAAGGCTTAGGGGGCCGGCGGGGGGATGGTCGACTGCCGCCTCGCGGAGATGTCGGCCGCGCGGGACTTCGCCCCGGCGATCTCCTGCTCGGGGGTCTTCGTGGGGAGGAGCGGCTTGAAGAGCGGCGACTGCATCAGCCAGAGGGCCGTCGCGCAGGCTACGACGATCAGGTGGTACGCAGTCGCTGGCAGGAGCGGCTGCAGGTACGGGAGCTGGGGGGCGAACGTCGCGACGCCGGTCACCACCAGGACGGCGTAGTGGACGAGCATCTTGGGCTGGAGCCAGGCGGGGAGACTCATGCCCCGGAGGGTACCATGGGGAGGTTGGAAACCCGGGTTTCCAACCCCCGGCGAGCTTTCTGGTTCACCGTGAGCTATATATTGGGGGTGCGGCCAAGCCGGCCGCGAAAGGAACCCCCCGCCATGAGCAAGCCCACCAAGCCCCTCTGCGTCGTCCTCGACCGGCCCGGGCTAGCCCCGACCGTCCACCGCTTCGACGACCTGGCCAAGGCCAACCCGGAGGCGTTCGTCGAGGGGGACGAGCAGCTCCTGCGCGACGGCCGGACCATCGCCTGGGCGGAGGGCTCCACCCTCTCGCGCGAGGAGTGCGACCTGTGCCGCGGCTGCGGCGCCCCCATCGCGGTCCGCGCCCTGCGCTGCCACGCGTGCGCCCACGCCGACGAGGGCAAAGGCTACGTCGCCAACTGCCGCATGGCCGACCTGAAGGCCAGGCTGTTCGCCGGGGTGGTCGGGGCGCTGGCCCTGCTGGTCGCCGGGTGCAGCGGGGCCTCTCCGGGGACGCTCATCGAGCCCTTGGACAAAGCCCCCAGGACGCCCCAGGACGCCGCCGCGGACCCGGACGGGGCAACCCACGGGCCCGGCGGGCCGGACGCGTCTCCGCCAGGCCACGACGCCGCGTTGCCACCTCCCGACTCCTCCGCGCCGGACGCTCCAGACGCCGGGCCCGGCCCGACCTGCCCGACCGGGACGTGCGGCAGCTACGCCTACATGGGGCTGACCTGCGGCGGAGCTTGCCCGCCCGGGGACGGGTGCTCCACGTTCGCGTTCGGCGGGGACTCCGGGACCTGCGGGGCGCTCCCCTCGTGCGACGGGACCACCTGCGGCCCCGTCACCAACAGCTACGGCTCGGTCGACTGCTCGTGCGCGGCCGGCTCGGTCTGCACCTCGGCGTCCCCTCCGCCCAACGCGGGGTTCTGCTGCACGACGGACACCGCCCTGAACGCGACCTGCGCGAGCAACGGCTACCCAGGCACCGTCGGCCACGTGTGCCCCACGGGAGGCTTCGCCGTGCCGGGGTGCACGGAGGTGACGACGTCGGAGATCTACTGCTGCGGCGGGTTCGACGCCGGCCCGGGCACCTGCTCCCTCGACCTCGGCGACGACGCCCTCTGCGCCGACGCCGGCCCGGGCGTCCACGCCTACGAGTGCACGGGCTCGGGGGACATGGCCGGGTGCACCTACGCCGCCCCCGGCGTCTACTGCTGCGGGTGACTCAGAACTCCCACTCGACGCAGGCGATGGTGGGGGTGACGCCCGTGTTGATGATCGAGCTCCCCACCGCCAGCGTGCCCAGGTAGCTCTGCGCCGCGGTGAGGATCGGGTAGGCCGTCTCCAGAGCCAGCCAGGGGGAGAGGATGTTCTTGACGATGCTGACGGGGCTCCCGGTAGAGTTGGGCAGGTACATCGAGTCGCCCGGGACGGTGTAGCCGTCGCCGGTGGAGGTGTCGGCCGAGTTGCGGAGCGACCAGTTGACGGTCGCCTCGATCGAGGTGGTGGACGGGAGGGTCAGCTCCAGGCCGACCTGGAGGCGCACGCGCTTGGCCCCCGCGGGCATGCCGCCGACGGCGTTCTCTGCCAGCGTGAACGAGACCGCGCCGGTCGTGACGCCGGTGGCGTTCGCGAGCGACGCCGGGTTGGCGTTGGGGGACTGCGCCCGGTTGGAGCTCGTGATCGACGTGAACGTCGAGGAGCTCGTCTTGTAGACGGCCCCGATGCACACCCCCGAGGTGCTCGCCGCCCCGGCGAACCCGAACACCGCCGGCAGCACGATCCCGGCGCTCTGGCTGCCGGTCCAGTGCAGCGGCCCCGTCGCCGAGAGGATGGGGATGCCCCGGGGGGAGCGCGGCTGGCGCACGCCGAAGGACGCGTCCGTGTACCGGGCCCACCGCGGCAGGGAGAACATCGTGACCAGGTAGAGGAAGCTCATCCCCGCGGGGAACGCGTAGCCGGACTCCTGGTTCGCCGAGTCGTAGAAGTCGACGTAGCCAGCGTGGTCGACGCCGGGGCTGCCCCGCTCGAGCCACCCCCCGAGCCTCCGGGTGCCCAGCGTGGCCGACGCCTCGACGAAGCCGTTCGCCCGGTACTGCCCCGACGTGGCCGTGTTCGAGGAGAAGTCGAGCCGCGTGTAGACGGGCAACGCGCGCGACGTGTTCCACGGGGTGAAGATCCGGTCGTTGAGGAGCGGCCTCACGTCCCAGACGGTGACCGTGTCCCAGGTGGTGGTGCCGGTGGGCACGCTCATCACCGCGATGGGCATCCACCCGGCCGCCGTCCCGGGGAAGCCCGCGCCCGCGGTGCCCGTGCGGATGCGGTACTGCAGCTGGCCCTGGCTCACCTTGTTCACGGCGGCCGCCGCGAACGTCCCGGTGACGGTGTTGAACACGTCGCGGCTGTCGGTCTCGACGACGGTGTCCGGCTGCACGCGGGCGCACTCGAGCACGTCGACGCGGATGCTGCCCGAGGCGTTGGCCGTGAGCGTGAGCGACGGGGTGAGCGCGCTCGTCGTGCCCGGGTCGAGCAGGTACTTGTACTGGCTGTCGTCCGTGCTCGGGATGGTGTCCGGGTCGTACATGAACATCGCCCCGGCGCTCACCGCGCTGGAGGTGCCCCCGACCACCGGCGTGAACACGAGCCCGCTCAGCACCTCGGCCCACGCCGGGTTGCCCTGGCTGGTGTTCTGCGACCACGACCCGGCGGCCGACTCGTCGTCCGAGCCCTGGCCGGTGTCCAGGATCGCCCGCATCATCTCGCTCATCATCGCCTGCGAGAAGTTCTGCAGCCGGACGATGTCCCCGCTCAGGGCCCGCTCCAGAGGGTTGACGATGAGCTCTTTGCCGGCGCTGGACATGTTCGGTTGGCCTCCTAGGACCTTCTACCAGGCAAGTTGGAAACCCGGGTTTCCAAACCCCTCACACGCAAGGTCCGGTCATGAGCCCGACCTCGAAGAAAACCCCGGCCGCGCGGATGGCGTCCACCGCGTGGTACGCGTTCAGGTACGCGGTCGCCGCCGTCTCCGCCCACCCGTCGTAGAACGTGAGGAACGGAGCGTCGTCCCAGTAGTCGAAGCCCCCGCCCACCCCGCTCGCCGCCCCGCCCCAGAAGAACCCGAACTCGCCGAAGTCGCTCGGCTGCACCTCCACCCGGAAGTACGCCCGGAAGCGCAGGTAGTCCAAGAACACCCGGTTGGTGGTGGGCCCGGCGTCGAGCCCGGCGGCGAAGGTCATCGGGTTGGAGCCGACCCCCGTCGCCGCCGACGACGCCCCGCTGTTCTTGCCCACGATGGGCAGCCCCGCCACGAACGCCCCGCCCGGCTGCGGGTTGATGTTCGCCACCCCGTAGAAGACCGACGGCCCCGGGATGCCCGTGGTGCCGGCCTGCCCCGGGACGAACGGCGTCGACGGGACGGCGCTCGACACGAGCGCGTGCCCCTGGGCCACCTGCCCGTTGGAGAGCGTCTGCCAAGCCCGCTCCCCGTCGACGAACGTCCCGGTCACGGTCCCCACGACGACGATCGCGTCGTAGTCGAACGCGTCGTGGTCGTAGAAGAACCCGGGCAGCAGCGGCGTGCCCACCTCGCGGAAGCACCAGGAGAGCCCGTCGCCCTTGGTGAGCGTGCGGTTGAGCATCCGCTTGACGGCGTTGGGGCTCACCGTGTCGGCCGGCACGGCCACGCGCTGCCGGTACACGGAGTCGGGCTCGCCGCTGTTCCTGGGCAGCTTCCGCTCGTAGCCGAGCTCGTCGAGCATGGGGCTCGTGCCGCCGGACGGCTGGGCCGCGTTGGTCACGGACAGCCCGAAGTCGAGCACCCAGTCGAGGATGCGCCAGCTGCTCGCGCCGGGCGCGTACGACACCGCCGGCGTCGGGTCGCCGAGCGGCACGGCGATGGTGAAGGTGGCGCCGCTGCTCTGCCCCGTGACGGTGTAGCCGGCGACGATCGCGGACGACACGTTCGCCACCCGGAGGATGCCGACCACGACCATCGACGAGCCGACCTGCTGCGCGGCCCGCATCGTCAGGTAGGCGACGGGCGTGCCGCCGCTGGCCACGGTCAGGATCTCCCCCGCGGCGAACGTCCCCGAGAACGTCGTGCCCGAGAACGACAGGTCGTTCTCGACGTTGACCGAGCCGCCGTTGCCCGACGCCGGCGCGACGTACGAGGTGACCCGGTAGGCCGTCGGCGTGGAGACGCTCGACAGCGTGACGTACTGGCCGACGTGCTGGGGGAGGAACACCTCGGCCTGGTTGGCGGAGGCGAGGGTGATGGTCTGCAGCGCGCTCTTGGAGAAGGTCGGGTTGACGACGCTCAGCGTCGCCCCGGAGTTCGCGTACTGGGTGCCGGGCTGCTCGACGAGGTTGATGCTGCCCGGCTGCGGGTTGTTGTAGCCGTAGCCGGGCCGCTCCGCGATGGCGGAGGCCGTGAGCGGGCCGGACTGCCCGGGCAGGAACACGAGGTCCTGCTGCAGGGTGAAGCGGCGCCCGGTGTTGACGGTGGTGCCCTGGCCCACGGCGGGCTCGGGCTCGACCTCGTCGTACCAGACGGTGCCGGCGCCGAGCACGAGCGGCTCCTGCAGCCGCAGGGTCCTGGAGAACGTGAGCTGCACGGTGGCCTGCTGCGCGCCGGAGGCCGGCGGGGCCACCTGGCCGCTCCACGGCAGGATGTACATCGCCCCCATCGTCGTGCTGATGGCGGAGCTCACCCGGGCCAGCTGCGCCATGCCCTGGGTGTAGGCCTCGTAGCCGTTGCCCTCGCCCGCGTTGGAGAACCCCTGGCCGAAGCCGGGGTCCACGACCGACTGCCACACGGCCTCGAACTGCGCGATGGTGAGGGGGGACTGGACGTAGGCGGGCACGCGGTCACACCAGGGTGATGCCCGAGGCGAGCGCGCGGAGCGTCTGCCCGGGGGTGGGGACGAGGTCGCCGGTGGGGCTGACGATGGTGCCCGGGGTGCTGACGATGAGCCCCTGGCTCGCGTACCGCTGCAGCACGCTGTAGAGCGCGGAGAGCTGCAGCGTGCCGTTGGCGGGCAGCGAGTTGACGTAGTTGAGCACGGCCGCCTGCACCGACGCGCTGAGCGCCGACGTGTTCACCCCGGCCGCGAACACCAGGTGCATCGACACCGACACGATCTGCGGGACGGTCGGGAAGACGATGACCTGGATGCCGGCGGCCCTCCAGTTGCCCAGGTTCTGGACGACCGTGGCGGCGAGCACCAGGTTCGCCACCCCGCTCGAGTCGGCGATGTAGAGGTAGACGAGCCGCGCCGGGGCCCCCGTGTTCGTGATGACCTCGACGGCCTGCGCGCTGACGACGCCCGGGGTCTGGATGGCGCCGTACTGGATGGCGGAGAGGATGCCGCGCTGCTGCGCGGTCCAGTAGCCGCGGACGCGCTCGCGGAACGTGTCGTCGTCCTCGACGTCCTCGCCGCCGGCCGTGGCGAACAGGTTGTTGCACGTGATGGACGGGTCGAAGACCTGCGACGGGTTCGCGAAGGCCGTGAGGCTGTTCGCCCCCACCTGCGACAGCTTGCCCGCCTGCACCGCGCGCACGGCCGCCACGGCCACCGTGTCGCTCACGGCCCCCGTCCCCGAGGTGAAGGTGGCGCTCGTCGTCGTCAGGTAGTTGAAGCCGCTCTGGCTCTTGAGGACGGTGCCGGCGGGGATGGTGCCGGCGGGGTTGGTCGCGAGCACCCGCGAGAACGTCTCGAGCCCGAGCGCGGCCGAGGCCCCTTTGCGCAGGAGCTGGTAGCGGTCCCACGCGTAGCGGTCGAGGTCGTCGCCCTCGGCCCCGTCGAGGAAGAGCCGGTTGATGCTGTAGGCGAGCTGGAGGATGCAGAGGTAGGCGATCTCGCTGACGGACCCGACGAAGATGTTCGCGTCGGTGCCCTGCACGTCGACCTGCTGCGGGTCGATCTTGATGGCCTTCGCGATGAGATACGAGCGCCCGACCTGGTACAGGTCATTTCGGCTCACGAGATCAGCCATGGTTTTGACCCATCGCCTGCCGAAGCTACCACCGACCCCTAAGTCTGAGGGCCGGTCGGGGCGAGCGGAGTGGCTCCGGCGGTCGGCGGGAGGGCCTGGCCGGTCTGCGTGTTGAAAGGCATGTTGAGCTGGCGGCTCACACCCTGCCGCGTCTGCACGTACGCGGAGAACCTCGTGATCTGCGGGGTCACCGGGTCGGAGTAGGCCTGCACCGCGCACTTCAGGACCTCGGGCTCGAGGGAGAACTGCGACTGGAGCGCCGCGGCGAGCTGGTTGCGCACGGCGGCCGTGCCCAGCGTCTTCACCTTGTCGGCGAGCCCCACCCCGTACGTGAGCGGCAGGTGCGCGAATGCCCCGGGCCGGCTCATCGCCCGGCGGTAGAGCCGCTTGAGCAGGGCGACGATCCCCTGCTCGACGGCGTAGTCGCCCGAGTCGTCCACGACGAAGGCCCCGAGCGTCACGAGGCCCCCGCCCACGCTCGTCGCGACGGCGGCGGTGCTCGCGCCGATGGTCGACCCGGCGATGCCGGACTGGCTCTGCGGGTTGGCGAAGTCGCGCGTGGGCAGAGCCTGGTCCGAGCTCGCGACGACCAGCTGCTTGAGCACCCCGTAGAGCGTGTACGACTGGGTCAGCGGGAACATCGGCACCCCGCCCGACGTCGTCAGCCCTGAGAGCGTGATGGTGTACTGCGCCGGGTACGGGCTCATCGGCCGGTCCATCACGACGTCGATCTCGGAGCTTTGAATGGTGTCGGAGTAGTCGACGGTGGTGCCGGCCGAGACCGCCGTCACCGTGCGGACCGGGTTGTTGTCGTAGCCGACCGTGCCGGCCACCGCGGCGACCGTGTAGTGGGACGGGTCGGCGCCGTCGGCCGGGTCGAGCACGCCGGACACGTACGGGACGACGTTGAAGTAGAGCCGCACGACGTTCTCGGCGACGGCGACCGCGTAGAGCAGCTCGAGCCCGCCCGTGGAGGAGTCGGGGGTGCCGCCCCAGTTCGACCCGCCCCAGTTGGCTTCGCCCCAGCCGGGCATCAGGCCGCCAGCTCGAAGTCGTCGAGGTCGGGAACGCACGCGCTCACGCGCCCGCCGACCGCCGGGAGGGTGAGCCCCGCGGTGATGTTGAAGCCGTTGCAGTTGAGCAGGAACTTCAGGAAGAAGGTCGGCAGGTTGAGGATGAACTTGATCTGCAGCGCGAAGCCCGGGAGGGCGAACGAGAAGAAGAAGCTGAAGCTCAGCGTGAACGGGATGCACGGGATGGGGATGGTGATCGAGCCGCTGAAGCCCGCGCCGACCACCCCGCCGCATCCCCCCGTCCCGACCGACACCCCGCCCGAGGCCCCGACGAAGGTGCCGGAGCCCGGCGGCGGCAGGTCGACGATCGGCGCTCCCATGGCGGCGAGCTTACACCAAGACCCCCCCGCACCCGACGCCGGAGCTGACGCCGGGAACGCGGGGCGTGGCGAGCGCGGTGGCGACGACGGGGTACACGGTGGAGTCGGGGATGACCGCGCCCAGGGGCAGGCCGGCGAGGACGTACGCGAGCGTCGTCGCCGGGGTCATCGTCGCGGCGAGGGTCGCCCCGGTGAGCGGCCCGGCCAGCGCGGCGACCGCCGCCGCCCACGGCACCATGAAGCCCATGATGATGTTGCACACCCCCTCGATGGTCGCGACGTGGTCGGTGGGCTGGGCCCCGGCCGCCCCGAGGTAGATGCTCCCGGACGGGTTGAGCATCGTGATGGAGCTGGTCGACGGGTCGATGGTGAACAGGATGGGCGAGTCGCCGCCGGCGACGATCGCGACGGCGTTCGACTGGGTGGAGAGCTTGATCCCGTTGGAGTCGAGCCGGACGTAGTCGCCCTCGCCCGACTGCATCGCCCAGTTGCCGCTCGCGTCCATCGCCAGCTGGGACTGCGTCGTGTCGTTGAGGACCATCCACCCGTTCTCGAACTCGAGGATGGTGTTCGGGATGGTGCGCTGGACGTTGATGTTGTTCTGGGTGACGTCGAGCCCGGCGACGACGTTCGGCCACGTGTCGACCCCGTTGGACAGGTGCCCGGTGATGATCCCTCCCGCGCGCTCGTCCCCCTGGGGGATCTGGACGATGACCTCGTCGCCGGCCTGGATGGCGTGCCAGCTGCCCTCGCCCACGCCCGCGCTCGCCTGGGCCACGCGGCAGCGGACGGGGATGTCGCTCGGGTGCAGCCGCACGTTGACCAGCGGGTAGCCGTTGGTGAAGTCCACGGGGCTCGTGCCGCCGATGGCGTTCTCGACGATGCCGATGCTCGTCCACTGCCGGGTGTCCATGCCCGGGCGGGCGACCGACTGGCCGATGTCGCTGGAGTCGAAGTCGTCGGGCATGGCCGGAGCTTAGTTGGAAACCCGGGTTTCCAAACCCCTCAGGTGACCCCGCTCGACTGCTGGGTCGAGGTCGGCTTCGTCCCCGCCTGCGGCATCAGCGTCGAGTCGTCGAAGCCGCTGTTCGCGTCAAGCGCCACCTCGACGAAGTTGACCGCGTCGACCTCGATCGTGAGCCCCTGGTCCACGTCCCACGCGAGCGAGTCGCTCTTCACGACGAACTGGCTCTGGAAGCTCGTGGACGAGAACGCCTTGAGGTACGCGCTGATGAACTGCGGGTCGAACCCGAGCGCGGACAGCTGCTGCTGGGCGGCGGCCTGCTGGGTGGCGGCGTCCTCGAGCTCGCCGATGGAGTGCTGCACGGCGGTGGGCTGGCTCGTGTCCACCCGGTCGACCAGGTACTCGATGCGGTCGCCGGCGAGCATGTCGAGCACGTCCGGGTCGGAGTTGTCGCCGCCGTAGCTCGCGGTGTTGCGCGCGGTGAGCTTCACCTGCAGCTCCCCGCGGTTCAGCCCCTCGTAGTAGTGCTGCGCCGCCACCTGGAGCGTGTTGAGGTCGGTGATGCCGCTGACGGTGTAGACGCAGTACTTGGTGACGTTGCCGCCGTCGCCGGGGAGGGTGGAGACGGGGCGGATGTTCTTGGTGGGGGTGCCGGTGGAGCTGCCCTGCTTCAGCGGGGGGTGGCGCGCGACGAGAGTTTGCTTCTTGGACTCGTCGTAGCAGTTGTGGGTTATGATCCCGTCCGACGTGAACCAACCCGACCGAGTCTGGAGATTGTAGACGTGCCCCGACCAAGCAGAACGCTCGACCTTGAGGACCTTGCTCGTCGTTACGCGGACGGAGCCACGTTCGCCGAGCTCGAACGCGCCGAGAACCTCCCGCACAACGCCTTGTGCAGGCACTTCCGACGAGCTGGGATTCCGACTCGCACCGGTGGCGTGGAGCGGAATCGCAAACATCGAAGAGAGCTGGCGATGTTGCTGGAGAAGCTTCCAGACCTTCCGCAACAATATGCGACCGGGGCCGCCTCCATCCGAGACTTGTCGAGGTCGTTCCACCTGGACAGCAAAGTCGTCCGAGACTTGCTCGTCCTCGCCGGGGTCGAGGTCCGAACTTTGTGCGCCGCCAGCCAAAACCGCTTCCGAAAACTCGGACCAGAGGGAGCCAAAGCCCTCACCGAGCCCATGCACGCCGCCGTGCGCGGTCGCCGCTGGCCTCGTGAGCTCGTGCGCCGAATGCAGGAGGAACGAGCAAAGGCGCTGCAGAAGTCTCGTCGCCACGAAGGTCGGTTCGAGGCCGAGCTTGCCAAAATGCTTCGGCGCCGAGGACTGCGGCCCGTCCCGCAGCAAGCCGTTGGTCGTTACAACCTCGACCTCGGACTCCATCCCATCGCCGTGGAAGTCCACCTTTCCGGTGGGTCTCCTCTCCACTCCGCCCGCCTTCGAAAGCGAGTCAAAGACCTTGCCGATCTCGGTTGGTCCAGCGTCTTCGTTTGGCTCAACCCCAGGTCCCCGCTTCGGGAGGGCGCAGCAGACAAGATCGTCGCCCTCCACGAGCTCGCCCATCGCGACCCATCCGCGCGCCGTGAGCACTGGGTGATTCGGGGTTCCGGAGAGGACCCGCCCGTTCCAGGCACGTGCGGTTACAAGGGTCCCTGAGTACCACCGCCGATAGGCCTTCTCGACGTCCCTGGCCGCGACGACCGAGTCGCCCACCAGGCAGCGAAGCTCGATGGCCTTGCGGGCGGTGCGGGTGTACTTGCGCCCGCACTTCGCGCTCTTGAGGTTCCGCCCCCAGACGAACGTGCGCAGCGGGTGCACCTGGCCGTCGGCCCACGTGTAGCCGGTGAACGGGTCGTCGTAGCGGGGAGGGAACCCCTTGCTCGTCGCGGAGCGGACCCGCTGGATGACGACCGTGGTCCCCTCGACGCGGCAGTTGTGCCCGACGAGGAGCATGATCTCGACGAGGTAGTCCCACACGCTCATCTTGTTGGTGCCGCTGGTGCCGCCGCCCTTGTTCGCGGTGGGGCCGCCGAGGTCGGGCCGGTACGCGCTCGGCCCCATCGACGTCGAGAGCATCGGGATGCTGCCGGAGGGGACCGCCGGCCGGTACTCGACCGACAGCCCCTGGAACTGGGGGAAGTTGGTGAGCAGCTGGGCCACGGCCTGGTCCAGGGGCTTGGTCACGTCGATGGAGAGCATCGGCGGCATCTCCTGGTCGAGCAGGAGGCGCGTGTTGTCGACGCACTTCATCCGCACGAGCGCCGTGCCCTCCGACGAGAACTCGTAGTCCCAGTCGTCGACCCAGCCCTGGAAGCGGAGGTTCGTGCGGGGGTTGCCCTTGGAGTCGACCCACGTGTCCGGGACCATGTTCACCGGGGTGGCGGTCTGCGTCTGGCCCTGCGTGGCGGTCTGCGTCTGCCCGGCCACCCCCTGGGAGAACTGGTCTTGGGTGAGCATGCCCAGGTAGAACTCGATGGCGACGGAGCGGAACGCGCGCGGGTCCACCGGCAGGTCGATGTAGCGGAAGGCGACGTCGAGCGTGTCGCCCTGCTTCCAGCCGTTGCGGCCCATCTTCGCGTCGTGGGGGATGATGCCCGCGACCACCTGGGTGAGCCCGTCGGAGCTCGAGCTCTGCGCCTGCGGCCCGCCGGGGGCGGCCTGGGCGCCGGCCGCCGCGATGACGTAGCGGGTGATCCCCGCCGGGGCGGTGGGGTCCTGCTGGTAGGTGAGGGGGGCGTTCTGGGAGACGGTGCCCTTGAGCAGCTGCGGGGGCTGGAGCGTGGACGGGTCGACGATGCTGTCCGCGTACTCCTCGAGCCGGAGGATGAGCCGGATCTTCGCCCCCGGGAAGTACGACTGGTCGGTCGGGTAATCTTGGTTGGGCACGCTCCTGAGCTTAGTTGGAAACCCGGGTTTCCAACCGATGGCGGCATGATGGGCCTATGTCAGGCCACGTCGACCAGCGGAACCGAGACCTGCGCGTGCTGCGCGAACTCTGCGAGGAGGGAGAGGTCGAAGGGACCTCGCTCGACGTGCCAGAGGCGTTCTACGAGATGCTCGTGCGGGTCGAGGAACGAGGCCTGGTCCTCACCCCGAAGCAGCGCAAGTGGGTGAACGACGTCGCCGCCAAGTCGGGCTTCATCGAAGAGAGCGCTGGCCCAGAAGAGGACGGGGGACCCGAGCCCGCGTGCTTCACCGACGGCCCCATCCCTCGCGGCAAGGAGGTCGAGCTGCTCGTGCGCGACAAGCCGCTGCGTCCGCCGGCGAGGACCCCAGACCGATGACTCGCAGACGGGAGGCCACCGTAACCATCGAGGGCTACCACCTCGGCTCCGGGCAGGTGACGGCCCTGCGGGTCGCGTGCACGAGCTGGCTGTGCGAGCTGGACGAGGGCCACGCCGCGGAGCTCGGGGAGATTGGCCGGCTCTACCAAGAGCGACTACGCGAAGTCCTCGCGATGTTGGTCGACTGATGCCCGACTCGGAAGCGCCCGACCCGCCCGAATCCGACCCCTACTGCCGGCATTGGTCGGCGATCTGGGACTGCGAGGTCAAGTGCGCAAGGTGTGGGCACGAGTGCCGCAAGCACGACCACGATGTCTCCTTCGTGGAGGGCGAAGGAATCTCGTGCGAGGAGTGCGGGTGTCCGGCCTGGGTGGAACCATTGGAACCATGAAATTAGAGATGCTCTATGCCGAATGCTGGAAGCTAAGCGGGCGAACCTTTCACTTGGAGGTCCTCACCGACCGGTTGGGATGTTGCACGACCATCAACTGGACCGCGTTGGTGCGTGGCGTCCCTTATCAGCTCATGATCCCGATCCTCGAGAATGGTCGCACGACGGGAGACCCGATCGACTTGCTCCGGACTCTCCTCGAGCAGGCGCACTCCTGCCTGCAAGAAGTCGCCGCTAGACCGTCGTCGCCGACTGCTGGCTCGTAAGCGCCGGGACGAGCAGCACGTCCCCGCCCACGAACGTCGCGAGCCCCCAGGGCAGGTGGTTCGCCCGCAGGAGGAACAGCGCCTGCTCCGCGCTCCCGTAGAACTTCCTCGCGATCCACTGCGGCGTGTCGCCGGCCTTGGCCGTGTACACCGCGACGAGCCCCGCGGTGGTCATGCCGGCCGTCTGTTGCCCGCTCACGCGGCCGCCGCCCGGGTTGCTCGAGATGCGAGGCAGCGCCTTCGTCCGGGTGTCGCTCGCGGTCTTGGCCAGCTGCGCCGCGCTCGTCATCAGGTCGGACACGTACTTGGACGCGCGCAGGTAGTCCGCCAGGCTCGACCCGTTCTGCACGTCGAGCTCGAACGGCACCGCCGACAGGCTCTGGCGGAAGTTGTTCGCCGCCACGATGGTCGTCGAGCACATCGCGACGACGTTCTGCGACTGGGCGATGGGGGTGGTCTTCAGCTTGTTGGCGAGGGCGCTCGCCTGCGCGTAGCGGTTCTGGATCTGCTGGAGGTTGGTGTTGAGCGTGGACACGGCCGCCGTGAGCGCCGGGCTCACCGCCTCGAGCCGGCCGAGCGTGGTCGCCGTCGCCCCGAAGCCGATGCCGCTGGAGAAGCCGCTGCCCCCGCTCACCACCCCGAAGCCGAAGCTACCCCCCAACGAGGCGGACAGCCCGATGGACGCGCTAAAGAACGCCGCCGTCGGGGCCGTGAGGACCATCGTGTCGTTCAGGGCGCCGATGACGGCGCTGCCGAGCGTGGCGACGTCGGTGTCGCGGGTGCTCGCCGCCACCTGCTGTGCGCCGCCCCGACCGTCCCAGTCGAACTTGATGGTCCAGTGGATGTCGTCGACGTCGTCGTGCGGGAACTCCCACTCCGTCGCCCGCCCCGTCCGCACGACGCTGTACTGGTAGGCGGACACGTCCCCGCTGATCGGGTCGACCTCCTCCTTGTCCACGGTCCAGGTCACCTGCAGCCGCGCCCCCTGGAAGAACATCAGGTCGAGGAAGTTCTTCAGCACCGTCGGGGTCGCCGTGGCCTGGTCCCCCTGCTGCGAGGAGCCGTACGTGGACGGGGCGCGCGCCATCATGTTGCGGCGCCACTGCCCCTCCCACGTGGAGGGCATCTCGCGCGGGCCGAGCACCTGCTGCGTCGCGGTGGTGCCGTTGCCCGGGTACCAGTCGGTGATGACCTTCTGCGAGGTCTTCCACGACGCCCCCCAGTTGGGCAGTGCCGGGCCGATGAGGCTGACGCGCCGCCCTTGGCTGCCGCTGATCTCGACGATGCTGATGACCGACCCGGCCGCCATGGACCGACCTTACAGCAGGGACCGGAACCCCGGGCGGGAGCGGACCGGCCGCCTGGCCCGCCGCGCGCCCAAGCGCCCCTTGGGGACGCGCCGAGGGAGGACCGGGGCGTTGGGCAGGGGAGGCTCGGGCGGGGCCGCGGAGGCCAGCCAGAGCGCCGCGGGAGGGCAGCTCTTGCCCTTCGCCCCCTGCCGGTAGTGCGGCGGGGGCTCGACCCTTGGCGGCGGGGGGATGTTGCTGGCCGCCTGGGCGTACGAGTGGCTGTACCCGAAGCTGTCCACGTAGAGGAACGTCGACGACGTCCCTTGGTACCACTGCTGCTGGAAGCCCCCGGTGGGGAGCGGGTTCGAGACCACGACGCCTCCCCCTCAGTGTGTGAACCGACCTTGGTCGTCCCTCGGTTGGTCCCCGCCAGACCCGGCCAGCCCGAACTTCTCCGCGTCCGCCTTCGAGTGCACGTAGGCGGTCTTGCCTTGGGCCCTCAACTCTTTGCCGTAGGCGTGGGCTTCCTTCTTCGACGCGTGGTCCTTCACCGTCCTCGTGCCATCGGCGTTGTGCACGACCGAGACGTAGGGCGTCCCCTTGCCCTTGGGACTTTTCGACTTGGCCCAGCTGCTCAGCGACACGGGCGCGGCCTTACTTGATGCCGGCCCACTTCTTCAGCGGGTTGGTCGACGCGCCGGCCCCGCCAGGAGACTTGCCGGGGACCGGGAGGCCAGCCGCGGCGGCCGCCGCCCGGTCGCTGCTCGAGGGGCCGTCGCTGCCCATCGGGTTGCTCGACCCCGAGGAGCTGGAGCCGGACGAGCCGGAGCTCCCGCTCGAGGACCCGCTCGACCCCGACGACGAGTCGCTCGAGTCGCTCGAGTCGCTCGACGAGGAGGACGAGTCGCTGCTGGAGCTGCTGTCGCTCGAGTCCGAGGACGACGAGCTGCTGTCGCTCGAGTCGCTGGAGCTCGAGGATGAGCCAGAGGAGCCGCTCGACCCGCCGCTGGAGTCGGAGCTGCCGCTCGAGGACGAGTCGCTGGAGCCCGAGGAGCTGGAGCCAGACGAGCCCGAGCTGGAGCCTCCGGACGAGGGGAAGGGCATGGGGTCGAGCGGTGCGTTTGCCATGCGCCTACCCATACCAACGTCTGGGGAAACCCGCACCCAGGGCTACCCGTACAGGCGCAAGATCTCTCTGGCCCAGGCGACTTTGTCGGACACCCGTTGACCGGCCGGCTGGGAGCTCGTCCAGAGCTCGAGGTTGCAACACGTGGCCGGACAACCCCCGAACTCGTGCCCCTTCTTGAGCCGGTTGTCATCCTTCACTCCGTTCTTGTGGTGGGGTGTCTCGTGCTTCTCGAGTGGGCGGCCTAGCGAACGCGCCATCACGAGGCGATGCTCGAACACGTATCCAGACGTGTTCGATGGTCGACTGCGACTCATCGCAAACAAAGGATCCGTGTGGTCAATCCACACTTCGACGTAGCCATGTTTGGTGAGTTGTCGTCCGCCCTTCCACCGCCCGCTACTTTTCCCCACGCCACCCCGGCTAGGCTGCCCGGTGAGTTCCGCTCGCAACCGGTCCCCGCGGAAACACCCACAAGATCTGCTTCTCCCGGTGAGCAAAGAAGTTCGAAGAACGATTTTGGTCCGCCCGCATTGACAACGACACATTGCCGCCGGCCAAAGATCAGATCTTCTTCCCACCAACTTCGTCGTGAGGCCCAACACCGTCCAACGATCGAACCGGGCTCCCACCTTGAGAGGTTCCACATGTCTGAACATGGGATAAAGCTTACTACGATTCGTCTAAAAAGAAGATTGTGGCACTTGGGTTGAAGCCGACACCTTGCTTCGTGCTGCTCTACCAAACCCCTCTTTCATCACAGCGACCAGGCGGTCCGGGTCGGTGTCCTTGAAGTCCTGCTGGATCGTGATCGCCCCCGTGAAGTTGTAGACGGGGGGAGCCTTGATGGCGCCGACCTCGGGCTCGCCCCCGCCCGCCACGCCCGTGCGCATCGCCCCGGGCCGGTCGTGCGCCATGCCGGCCCCCTGGATCTCGTGCCCGATGTCGAACGCCTCCTCGACGGTGTGCAGGAGGTCCACGAGGTGATGCTCCAGGAACGCGAACGCGTGCGCCAGGTCCGCGACGACGAAGGAGACCTCCTTCACCTTGTCCAGGAGCTCCATCCCGAGCCACTCGGCCAGCCCCTTCAGGTCCGCGCCCACGGAGTCCGACCCCTGCGTCAGCGCGTCCCACGCCTCCATCAGGTTCGACTCGATGACCTCCATCGCGACCTGCGCCTCGCCGTAGTACTCGCTCGTCTCGTCGGTCAGGTCCACGAACGCCCCGTAGACGGCCGCCACGGCCCCCGCGAGCGCGACGGCCGCCACCGCCTCGGCCGCGAGGGTGACCGGGTCGAACGCCGCGGCCACGGCCTCGCCGAGCTCGGTGACGGACGCGGACAGCCCCTTGGAGAAGAGCCCGCCGATGGCGTCCGCCGCCCCCGTCGCCGCCGCCGTGCCGACATTGGCCACGCCCGGGGCCGCCTGGAGGATCTTCCCCGCGGCGAACGCCTCCGCGATGGCCGCCTTGTGCGCGAGGATGAAGTCGACGACGGCCTTGACGTCGTGCGCCCCCTTGGAGAACGCCTCCTTGATCTGCTCGGCGTGGTCCTGCAGGTACTCGAACCCCTCCTGGATCTTGTCGGCGGCCTCGCCGATCCACTCGCCGACCTTGTCCCCCACCGTCGAGGCGAACGCCTCGATGGCCTCCTTGTGGTCCTGGAAGTAGCCGCGCAGCCGGTCGAGCGGCCCGCCCAGCGCCTTGAGGATGGGGGCGCCGAGGCTCTCGAAGATCTCCTCGCGCATCGTCTTGAGCGAGGTGACCAGCTCGTTGAAGGTGAGCGGCAGCCCCTTCATCTTCGCCCCCATCTTCTCGACGGCGTCGATGCCGAGCTGCATCGCCTGCTCCGGGCTCATCTTCGTCATCTGCGCGGCGACCTGCTTGGCCGTGCCGGCGAGCATCCCGGTGGCCGAGATCATCTGCACGATGGGGTTGCGGGCCCGGATGATGCCGGAGGAGAGGTTGGAGAACCCCGTGGAAAGCGCGCTGATGCCGCCGGGGACGGCCTTGCCCGCGTTCGCCATCTGCTCGGTGAGCTGCTCGACGTCCTTGGTGGCGAGGCCGGTGCGCTCCGCCATCTCGTCGAACGCCGCGACCACATCCCCCTTCGCCTGGCCGGTGGTCTCGGCGAGCTCAGCGAAGCTCTCGTTCAGCTCGTGCGCCTCGCCGCCGAGCTCCTCGAGCGACGCCCCCTCCTCGTCGATCATCGCGAGCACGCCGCGGATGGCCTTCTCCTGCTCCTCCATCCCCGCGGCGGCCTCGAACGCCTCGTGCCCGAGCTCCTTGATGCTCTCGACCGCCCCCTCCAGCTGGAACCCGAGCGCGACGGCGGCCGCGTTCTTGAACATCTCGACCAGCTCGTGGCCGGTCTCCATCACCTTCTCGTCCAGCGCCTCGAAGCCCTCCCCGATGTGGTGGAGGGCCTCGGACATGTGGTCTTCCAACCGGAGGGAAGTCTTCACCTCGTGTTCGGCCATCGCGCCTTAGACCTTACTGGAAACCCAGGTTTCCAACCCAGGGTGGCTCACTTCCCGTTCTCGGCCTGGATGATCCTCGACAGCTCCGCGTACGCCTCCAGGAGCTCGACCACCGGCCGGTCGCCCCAGCTGCCGATGGGCTCGCTCGCGTAGTGCGAGAGGTACACTCGCTGGTGCAGCCGGCGCTCGAGCCTCTCCCCCGGGTCGATGTCGATCCGGGCCTCCCAGCCGTCCCCGTCGACCTCCTCCGCCCAGCGGCGGAGGCCGCCTACCCCACCGTCCGGTCGTCGAGACAGTTGGCGAAAAAATCCAACCGGTCCTCCTTCGCGAGCACGTGCGTCTTCACGTACCAGCTCTCGATGAGCCTTCGGTAGGCCGCCCCGATGTCGTTCCAGAACTGGTCCAAGTGCCGCGGCGACTGCTTGTTCACCCACTCGGGCCGCTCCCCGTCGATGACCGCGATCTGCCACTTCGCCAGGACCCCGACCACCCCGCTCGAGGGCATCCCCTGCGCCTGCTTGTAGGCAAAGCCCTCGAGCTTCACCGTCAGCGGCACGAGCAGGCACTGCCGCTCGCCCAGCGCCGGCTTGGCCGTGTGCGCGGCGCGCAGCCGGAGGAACGCCACCCGTGTGCCGGGCTCGAGCTCCATGCCCTTCGGCATGTGGAACCAGTCCGGGACCCCCACGCGCGGGCCCGGGGACGGCGCCTGCGGGCTCCCGCCCCCGCCGAGCGCGGCCAGCGCGGCCTCGGCCTCCGGGTCGGTCTCGTCGTCGCCCAGGGCCGCCGCCTCGGGCCCCGGCGGGCCGTCCTCGACTTTCATCCCCGCCCCGGCGGCCAGGGAGAGGAGCGTGGCGAGGTCCTGCTTCTGCTTCTCGTTCTTCTGCATCAGCCCCGGCTGGGCGGGCGACGGCTCGGTCGCCCCCGCGGCCGGAGCGGGTCCGGTGGTGGGTTGGTGCATCGTGCGTGTCCTCCGGGGACGAGCAGTAGCAGAAGGTCAGAGCTTCCGGCCACGGCGCGGCATGATGAGGACCATGAGCATCTCGTTCTACGCGAGGCTGCAAGGTGACGCGTTCTTCTCCTCCGCCGCCGAGGAGCGGGGGCCGCGGTACTTCAACCTCTGCAACGCGAACGCGGCGGCGCTCCTCGGCTGGCTGGGCTTCTGCGACGAGAAGGGCGGCGGCCTCTGGGACCACGACCCGGTCCCCATCCCCGACGTCCGCCGGGCCATCGTGCGGGCCCGCAACACCGACGGGGCGGGGGCGTGGGTCCGCAAGACGGGGTACGCCAAGAACCTCACGGCCTACGGCATCGACGAGGAGAGCCTGCGCGGCCACCTCGACCGGCTGGAGGCGTTCCTGCTCGAGGCGGAGTCGAAGGGGGCGCGGGAGGTTTACTGGGCCTGAAGGAAGGCCGAGTGAGCCCAGGCGACCACGGGGTTGGGAGGCACGCCGGCCGCGAGCGGAGCCCTCGGGACCGTGAGCAGTCACCCGCCGCCGCCTGGGCTCGCTCGGCCCCCCTTCCGGGCCGCTACAGGTTCCCGATCGAGAACTCGCCGCACTGCCAGTCGAGCTCGATGGTGACGTAGTCCTTCGCGCTCCCGATATCGAGCGGGAAGTCGCCGAAGTTCAGGTCCGGGAAGGTGATGGTCGGGGCCTGCGGCCCGGTCACCCCTCCCGAGTTGGGGAAGTTCAGCGTCGTCACGCACGCGAACGTCACCGTCGGGCTCACCCGCCGCGCCCGGTTCTCGAGCGCCTGCAGGTACGGGAGGAAGGACTCGGTGAAGACCCTCAGCTTGATCTTGCCCTCGCACCCGCCGAAGATCTCGTCGGTGCGGATGGTGGTCTCGCCGAGGTTCCTCCGCTGCAGCTTCTCGAACTTGAAGACGGCGTTGAAGGCGTCCACCTCGGTGAGCTGGTCCTCCAGGTTGCCGGACCGGAGGATGGTGACGACCGTCTCCTGGCCCTTTATTGCTAGCTGGCCCATGGCGACACCCCCATCTCTTGGCCCTTGGCGATAGTCATCTTTCGGCTCCGGTTCGACGGGTATGCAATATAATGGGGGTTATGAAGAAGCTCGATTTGTCCGGTGAGAAGTTCGGTCAGCTCGTGGTCCTCGGACCCGGTGAGACGTTGCCCAACGGAAAAACGACCTGGCAATGCGGATGCAAGTGCGGCCACATCCGCGACTTCCGTACGAACGACCTCCGCAGCGGGAAGACCACCTCGTGTGGGTGCGCGAAGGTGGAGCGGATGAGGTCCGTTGGCCTCTCGCGCAAAGGCAAACCAAGGCACGACATCGCACTCGACCTTGTCGGGAGAACGTTCGGTCGCCTCGTGGTGCTCGAGCGGGGCCCGAACAACTCGCACAACAAGACGACGTGGATCTGCCGTTGCGTCTGCGGCGCGGAGCGCGCTTTTCTCACTGCCCTCTTGGTGAGCGGCAAGACGAGCTCGTGTGGATGTCGCCGAACAGACAGCGCCGTGCAAATGGGCACCGCGAACCTCCGACATGGTCACGCCAGACACGAAACCATCGTTGTCGACAAACACACTCCCGAGTACGCCGTTTGGAGAGGCATGAAGGCCCGCTGCTACAACCCAAGAACTTGGAACTTCCGCGACTACGGTGGCCGAGGGATCCGCATCTGCGAGCGGTGGCTGAACTCGTTCGAGAACTTCCTCGCAGACGTTGGGCCCCGTCCCTCGGCAAGCCACACCATCGATCGGTTCCCCAACAACGATGGGAATTACGAACCGGGGAACGTCCGGTGGGCGACGAAGCGAGAGCAAGCGAACAATAGGCGACATAGAAGCTCCCGTTAGTTCGCCAGGTTGACGTTGACGCTGTCCCCGATTGTGGTATCCAAGACTATATCGTCCATCGACGGGATGGTCTGCACGAGGATGGTCGCGCGCCACAAGCCCAGCGTGGTCGGGGCCACCCCGCCGGGCGGGGCGAGGTTGGGGGTCTTCGTGTCGAGGTAGAAGCCGTTGATGCGCTGGGAGTTGCTGTTCGTCGGCGACAGCAGCCCGATGAGGAACTGCTGGATGACGAGCGTCGCGGCGGCCTGCCGGTTGATGGTCATCAGCTGCTTGACGAACGGCTGGAGCGCGATGGCGAGCGAGTCCTGGATGTAGTCCGCCATGCGGCGGCGGTGGATGGGCGCCTGGCTCGGGTAGCTCGCGTAGAGCACCGAGGTCACCCCGCTCTGGAACTGCATCACCCCGTTGGTGAACGTCGGGGCCGCGATGCCGTTGGCCTTGAAGTTGATGTAGTCCTGCAGCGCGAACGGCACGCCGTTGTTCACGGCGGTGCCGGCGCTCGTCACCTCGAAGCCGACGGCCCCGGTCGTGTAGCTCGTGAGCTGCCCCGGGTTCTGCTCCGGGTTGAGCTGGCTGAGGATGCTCGCCATGAACCCGTCCGAGCCGATGCTCGCCGTGCCGATCGCCTGCCCCGGGATGGAGAAGCCCGTGCCCCCGGCCGACCCCACCGTCTGGATGGCGCTGATGGTCGTCGTGACCCCGGGGTAGTTGTAGATGATCCGCTCCGTCGTGTACGCGCCGACGCCCGGCTGCAGCGTGGAGCTCTCGGCCTGGGAGGCGAGGGTGCCGATGGGGGGGCGGATGCACGCCATGCGGCCCACGACGCCCGCGCCGCCACCGCTGCCGACGGTGTTCACGTTCTGGAGCAGCTGGTTGCGCACGCTGTTCGACTGGCGAGCGCTCCAGAGGATGTTGATGCCCTGGGCGACCTGGTTGGACGACTGCAGCGTCGCGAGGATGGCCGTCGTGTAGGCGGCGTCGATGGCCGACTCGGAGAGGGCCGCCGTCGTGGGCAGGAGGTTCGTGCACGCGAAGCTGTCGAGCAGGATCGGGTTCGTGACCTGGGTGATGGTGCCGGCCGTGGCGACGGTGGAGCCGGAGTTGTCGTCCTGGGCGAAGCGGATGACCACCGGGTAGGGGCCGGCGCCGGACGGGGTCACCCCGGTCTGCGTGGCCGAGGTCACGTTGACGTCCTGCATCGTGACGTACACGTTGCCCGACGGCACCTGGACCACCGTGCCCGCGGGGATGGTCCCCGCGTTGCCGACGGCGGCCGCGTCGGTCACCCCGATGGGGAAGCTGAAGCCGGTGGCCGTGGTCGCCGCGGTGAGCGCGATCGAGTCGGTCGCCGGGGTGGAGCTGGTCCGGTACATGCGGATCTGCCCGGTTGGGAGCAGCTCCACGTTGGCGGTGGAGACGGCCGCGTGCACGACCGTGTTGAGCTCGGCGGGGGCCACCGCGCTGATGTTCGAGACGTTGCCCGTGCCGTTGGTGGTCGCCGCGGTGAGCCCGAGGTCGGTCAGGGCGGAGCCGCCCGCGCCGATGATGATCTGGCCGCCGGTGCCGGCCTGGATGCCCGTGAGCTTGAGCTGGCCGGCCGAGTTGGACGCGAACGTGAACCCGGCGAACGAGTTGATGCGCGAGATGACGTTTGCGATGGTCGTGTCGCCCGTCTGGAACACGACGGTGAAGGCGACGTTCTGGTCGACGGTGAACGTTGCCGACAGCCCGGCCGTGATGCTGCCGAAGGCCGCGCCGGTGCCGGTGACGGTCGCCGCCACCCCGGTGAACGTCGCGTTGACCGCGCCGCCGCCGTCGATGGAGATGGCGAGCACCTGGCCGGTGAGCAGCGAGTAGCGGAACTGCGAGCCGCCGACGAGGTTCGCCTGCCGGGTGAACTGCACCGTGCCGACGCTCGTGTTCACGCGGCAGATGCAGAGCTGCGCGAACGCCTTGCCGTTGAGCTGCGCCGCCCCGTTGCCGTTCCAGTACTCGGCGAGCACCGCCCCGTCCGCGAAGCGCTGGCGCGCGCAGGGGTTGTTGCCGACCGTGTTCCCGTACGTGTAGCCGAACGTGCCGAAGGTGCTCTTCATCTGGGTGAAGGAGGTCACCTGCGTCACCGTGTTGAACGGCCCGTTCTCGAACTCGCCGACGATGCAGGCGAGCCCCGTGTTGACCCCGATGACCTGCTGCGGGGGCGTGTTGTCGATGATGTCGACGCCCTCGATCTGGGTGAGAACCGTGTTCCCAGGGTCATAGGTCCAGCGCCTCACAATGTTGGGCATCGCGAAAGACTCCTACGGGGCGAGTTCGTCCGGGTGGACGGTTCCGCGGCTCCCTGGGGTCCACGCTGGTCTCGATCGACCTGTCCGCCGTGGTAGCGGTGTTCGGGGGCTTGGCTTGGGGGAGAGAGTCGCGCGCGGAGGCCGGATCCGTCAAGGAGCCCACCTTTGGAAACCCGGGTTTCCAACCCCGCCCCCGAGCGCGGCATGATGCTCCCCATGAGCACCAACGGGATCACCACACGGGACAAGAAGATGCCTCTGGAGGCCTACGTCCTCGCGCACGCGTGCGGCCGGCTCGTCGTCGGGGCGGCGTGGCAGGAGGATGAATGGCAGCCCATCCCGCCGACCATCGACCTGACCGGGCCGCACCTGCACCGGGCGCCCCTCGTGCTCTTCCCCGCCTACGACCTGCGGGTGGACCTCGTGCGCAACGGCCCCGGCATCGCCCAGAACTTCCAGGTGCTGCCGCTCTTCAACCTGCTCAACCCGGGGTCGGTCCGGGTCCTCCCCGACGACTGGCGCATGTCGATCATGCACTGCACCGGCGAGGAGCGGCGCGTGCTCGCCGCCCAGCTCGAGAACGTGCAGGTCCTCGTCGCCGACATGCGCGCGTCGCACGAGCGGGCCACCGCCGAAGGCGGCGGCGGCGGGGCCCCCCGCATCATCGTCCCGGGCCGCTAGACCGCCTCGTCCTCGGCGGTGGAGGCGCTCGCGTAGGCGGGGGTCTCCACGTCGACGGTGACGTTCGGCGTCATGAGCGCGTACGCGACGAGCCGCACGACGTTGAAGTCGAGGCGGACCTTGTGCACGGCCGAGCGCCGGTTGCGGATGGCTCCGTCGTCGCGCTCCCACTCCGACCCGGTCAGCGTGAAGCGCGCCGTCTCCCCGTAGTAGTCGGGCATCACCAGGAGGGTGCCGCCGACCCCGTCGGCCGGGACGAGCATCTGCTCCACCATGCTCATCAGCCCGCGCAGGAGGCCGAGCTGCGACGCGTAGACGTGGAGGGTGACCTCCTCCGAGTGCGTCCACATCGGCACGACCACCGTGCCCGCGCCGTACACGTCGACGGTCGTGGCGTCCGGGTTGGGGGTGAAGCCGTGCGGCGTCTTCTCCACCGGCCCACCCGCGCACGTGATGGACGGGTAGACCATGTCGGTCTCGGGGTCGGGGTCGTCGACGTAGAAGTTGCCCGGGGGCAGCAGCCCGGAGGCGGCCGGGGGCAGCCCCGGCTGGGCGGACGGGTCCACCTTGTTGCCCCGCCGCCGGTAGGGGACCTCGGTCAGGTACCGCCCGAGCGCCTGCAGGGCGCACGTGCGCCCGTCCACCGGGGCGCTGCCGGGGTCGGCGATGAGCGGGAGCACGTTGCCGAGCAGCGTCCCGGAGGAGGTCTGGAACTGGTACTGGGCCCCCTGCGCGAGGATCTGCGAGTGGCCGGTGGGGACGGTGGCCGGCACGAGCGGCTGCGGGGGCATGCGCGCGGGGGGCCGCGGCGGCTGCGCGGCCGAGTCGTAGGGCCAGCGCGGGTCGCGCCTCGGCGGGTTGTAGGTCGGGCGCACGCAGCAGAGCTTACCTTGGAAACCCGGGTTTCCAAGACGGCATGATGGGACCCATGCCGAAGAACCCACCGGATGACATCTTGGGCGAGGTGATGTCGGGGGCTTGCCTCGCGACGTACGAAGGGTTCGTCCGGTGGGACGCTGCGCTCGACGACCGGGCCGTCCACCACTGCGGCCACTGCATGGGGCACTTCGTGTACGTGCCGAAGGGAGCACCCCGCCGGATGAGCGACGCGTCCAACGTCGAGGGCTTGCGCATCCACGACCTCGGCGACGAGTGCTTCGTCGTGACCAGGCGGCACCGGATGGTCCACTTCTCCCTCACCGACGAGCTGCTCGGCCGCAGGTCCCCGGTCTTCGAGGATTCGGACATCGTCTCCGTGACCACGACGCTGGCTGCGGCCGAGGCCGCGCTCAGGCTCGCGTCCCTCTAGCGCACCTTCTTGAGCTCCCGCTCAGAGCGAGAGTCGGAGCTGCGCGTGCCTCTCGATGTACTCGGCGAGGGCCCGAAGCTTGCTCGGGCTGCCTTTCATGTGGCCCTCGGCGAGATTGCAATGCGTGCACAAGAATCCACGGACCTGCCTGGTTACGTGATCATGGTCGAGGTGAGTACCCCTCCCAGGCTTCAGCTTGTCTCTACAAGCCGCGCATCGTCCCTTCTGTTTTTCCAAGAGCCTCGCTTGGTCCTCCTTGGATATCCCGTACACGATCTTCCGCTTGGTGGCGGCTTGGCGCTCCGTGTGTCCAGGGCGAGCTCGGTGGGCAGTCGCTGCACGTTGGGCGCAATCCAAACAGTTGCCCAACCACGTAGTCCCCTTTTTAGGCTGCCCTCTTCGCAGCGATCCGCACTTCGAGCATGACCTGAGAACACCTGGCGGAGGTCGAGGCTTCATCCCTTTTTCCCTCCGCTCTTGCTCCCGTTCCGCTCGGACCTTCACGGCGTTGGCCGGCACCTTGTACCAAGCTCGGCTCCAAGCCTTCCGGTACTCGCGGATGCAAGGTGAACAATGTCCTTGCGAGTCGCGCTCACTTCCACCGCACTTGCCGCACGGATGTCGTCTACGATCACTCATCGTCGCCTCTCATCCAGGTGATGGTCGGGCCCGGAGCGTTAGTAGCGCTGCCGGGCTCACTTCATTTTACTTCACCTTCGCCAACTCCCGCTCTACTTCCTCTTTGATGAACGTGGGCACCCTCTTTTCCGCCTTCTCCAAAATGCGAAGACCGGTACCTCCGAAGATGCCCTTGGCCTGCATGCTCTTGGCGATAGCCCAGGCTATGGACGTTGCCTCGGCCTTGCTGGCCTTCACTTGTCGAACTCTCCCACTCGCGCTGGTAACGGTTCTCCCGCCCAAGCCTTTCCGTTGGACCCACTCTGTGAGCGCAGCGATGAGCTTACGACCGATCTTCACATGACCAGGCCGGACTCCTAAATCCACAAACGGTGCGTGCGGCGACGAGTTTTGGACGATGACCTCACCCTCGCTCTTCACCGGCTGCACGCGCCAGCCAGCTCGGTAGGCCCCCTTGTCGACGGGCATCCGCGAGCCGAAGGACGGGATGACGTCGGCGACGATGTGCTCGACGGTCTTGTGGCCGGCCGCGACGAGGCCCCGGAACGCCGCCTCGCGGAGCCCGCCCTTGATGTCCTCGAGCATCACCCCGGCGTCCTTGAGCGAGTAACTCTTCACCGAGGCATCATAAGGGCATGCCCAACAACGTCGAGCACCCGTACCGACCCGAGCCCGTCGTCCAGCTCAGCTATCCCGGCCGAGCCCAGCTCGGGCTCATGGCCGCGGCGATCCTCGTGCTCGTCGGTTGGTGCGCGCTCGAGATGAACAAGGTCGGGCGACTCGAGCACCGGCTGGACGAGATGGCCGCGGCGCAAGCGGCGTGGCTGGCCAACTTCCCGCCGACGTCGTCCCACCCCTTGGCGATGACCGACGGCCTGGGGGTCCTGCACCTCGAAGAGGCCGCGGCGTTCAACAAGGAGGCCCACCCGACGAGCGGGGTCATCCTCTGGGTCACCGACGACGGAGACTACGAGACGCTGCACCTCCGGGGCCCGGGCAACGGCGGCGACATCTTGTTCACGCTCGCCAAGGGTGGGGTGCGGTCGGCTTCGCCGACCGACCTCGTCATGGGACCACCGTTCATCCCGGGGCAGGCCCTCAACCTTTCCTTCCAAACTCAGGGTGGGGCTCAGCCCTCGTCGCCCAGCCCGTAGGCGCTCGACCCGTCGCGCGCGGGGTCCTCCGAGATCCTCTCGAGCACCAGCCTCCACTGCACGCTGGTCTCGTCGAGCGCGGGCTGGGCCGCGAGCCGGTACTTCTGCCGCAGCGGCAGCCCCTCGTGGCGGCCGTCCTCGACGATCTCGTAGAAGAAGCTCACCGGCTGCGGGACGCGGTCGGCCGGGTGCGGCCCGCACGGGAGCAGCTGGACCGTCGGGCTCGACGCGTTCACCTCCTCGAACACCCCGGCCTTGACGCTGTAGAGCCCCGTGAGCTGGCTCTCGGTGAGGGTGGCGCTCACCTCCTCGAGCCTCACCGACCCCGTCGCCAGGTAGCCGGCCCCTCCCGCCTGGAACCCGACGGAGTCGAGCCCGACGACCTTGGGCGTGGGCAGGAGCTCGAACCGGTCCACCTCGTACGGGGTCCCGTCCCCGCGCTCGTTGCCGCCCCACCGCACCCACACGAGGAACACCCGGCGCGAGCGGGCCCCGAGCCGCACGGCCATCTGGCGGATGCGGTCGACGGGGCGGGCGAGCCGGTTGGCCAGGCTCCGGGTCGCCGCGCGCGGGGTGAGCGGCTTGGGCTCGGACATCTCAGAAGCGTACTGCGTCGTCGGACAGCTTGCTCCTCAACGTCGCCCGGAGGCATGCCCAGCAGCCAGCGACCCACCCGACGAACGTCGCCGAGTAGTACTCGCGGAAGGGGACCTTCCAGCCGAGCGAGGTCTTCACGCCGGCTCCAGGTCGACCGGCTCGTCCGCCGGCGGCTCGTGGGCCGCCTGGGGCTCCTCGAGCTTCTCGAGCGGGACGGGCTTGGGCTTCTGCCGGCCTTGGACCATGTCGCCGAGCTCGGAGCAGAGCCGGACCATCGCGGCGGTCACGTCGTGCCCGACCCCGACCGCGTCGACGCCCTCGACGCGGGCCTCGTGCTGCCCGTGCTCGTTCTTGGTGAAGACGACCTCGCTCACTTGGGGCTCGCTTTCTTGGCGGCCTTCTTGGCCTGGACGAACGGCGCCGGCTGGTACGCGGCCCCGGCCGGCGGGACGGTGCCTGCGTCGGCCTGGGAGGCCTCGAAGGACGCGACCACCTTCTCGAGGTCGGGGACGAGCGCCTCGACGAGGCCGCAGCCGACCTGGACGTCGGCCGCGACGATGCCCACCGGGGTCCCGGCCGGGATGACGCTGCCGGCGAGGGCGGCCGAGATGCAGGCCGTGTCCGCGTCGTTGAAGATCGCGTCCGCCTCCGCGACCTCCTTCGCCGTGCAGCCCATCCACGCCCCCCAAGCGACCACCAAGAGCACGCACGCCGCCATGAAGCTCACCACGGTTTTCATCTGGACCTCTTTCCTGAAGGTCGGGGTATAACAGCCCCGTTCAACCCACGCGAGCGTTGATGCCGCTTGCACCGATGCCGCCGAACCTCGCGTCGAACGGGTTGCGGTAGCAGCTCATGATCTGGAGCATGTCGTCGACGAAGAAGATGTACCGCTGCACGAGCTGCTCGAACTGCTGGGGGTTGATCTCGATGTCCCCGACCTTCGAGGCCACGAGGGTGTCCGTGTCGTCGAAGATGATCGCGTAGACCCGGTCGCACCGGTCGAGCCCCTCTCGGAGCAAGAACTCCGCGCTCGGGATGATGGCGTCCATCGCCGCCTCGAGGATGAAGAACGGCTCCATCGCGGCCGGGTTCCCCAAGAAATACGTCTGGGCCGCGCTCACGTTGGGCCAGCCACCGTGTTTCCGAACCCTTGCCTTCTCTTCCGGGGTGAGCACGGGACGAGGCTACCACGCGCGGCATGATGGGCCGCATGGACACCCCGACCTCGTTCCGCCGCCATCTCCTCGACCACGGTTACCTGAAGCTCGTGGACGCTTGGGGGCGAGACGGGCTCGAGGAGGCGGTCGGCGAGGAGTCGATCATCGCGGCCGCGCGCATGTCGACGGGCAAGGGCTTCCTCGGGTGGGGTAAGTCGACATGTCGACTTTGTCGGTGGGAAGGTCAACCGGCGGACTTCCAAAGAGGCTGCCCAGGTTGTTCTCACGAAAAGACCTATGACTATCAACCTGGCGATGAGAAGCTCCTGCGCTTCCTCTACGAGAACAAGCACGCGACCCCGTTCGAGATGGCCGGAATCACCGTCGAGGTCATGGCTCCCATCTTCGTCTTCCGGGAATGGCACCGCCACCGCACACAATCTTTCAATGAAATGAGCGCCCGCTACATCCCGCTCCCCGACGTGAACCACGTCCCCTCGGTCGATCGCCTGATGCTCAACTCGAAGACGAACAAGCAGGCGGGGACCGTTCAAGGCGCAGAAGAGCTGACCCCGGGGGTCGCCGAGCTCGACAGGCGGGAGCTCGAGGAGGAGTGGGCGAGGCAGGAGGCGTTCTACCAACGTCGGCTGAAGCGCGGGGTGCCGAAGGAGCTCGCGCGCACGCACATCGGGACGGGCCGCTACTCGCGCATGAGGGCGAGCGCGAACCTCCGCAACTGGCTCGGCTTCGTGACGCTGCGCTCCGCCCCCGCCGCCATGTGGGAGATCCGGATGTACTCGGACGCGCTCGGCGAGCTCGTCGGGCAGCTCTTCCCGCGCACGTGGGCCCTCTTCCAGGAGAGGCGATGAGCACCTGGAACGACGAGCAGTCGGCCAACTGGATCGTGGTGGGCCTCGCGCTCTTCCTGTTCGTCGCGACCTCGTGCGTGCAGTGCGCCGGCCCGTGCTCCTGGCTCATGTGGGAGCCGGTGACGGACCTGCCCGCCCGCTGCCTGCCTGGGACGGGTCGCTAGAGCGAGTCGAACCGCCTCGGCGCCGCCTGCGGCCGCAGTGGGGCGATCGGCGGCGGGGGAACGGCCGACGGGGCGGCGAACGCCCGGACGATGCTCGGAGGCGGCAGCGCTGACTGCGGCACCCCGGCGTCCGCCGGCTGCACCGGCACCGTCAGCACCTCGTGCTCCCGGGTGTAGCCCTCGACGTACTGGCGCAGGCGCTCGAGGTCGTCGTGCTGCTGGCGCACCTCGGCCTGCGTCTCGAGGATGCTCTTGGTCAGCTCGAGGTAGCCGGCGCGCGCCCCTTCCTCGGGCTTGAACACCGCCCCCACCGCCGTCACCAGCCCGGCCGCCGCGAGCAGCAGCGCCGCGTACCCGCGCAGGCTCGACGAGCGCGCGTGCCGCAGCGCCTCGAGCGCCGCCTCCTCCGCCTCCAAGACCTCGCCCATGCCACCGAGCCTACCCCAAGCCCCGGCGCGAGCATTGCTAGCTCGCCCTCCCGGAGGCACGAAACCAAGATGGTCAACCACCGGCAGCAGTGGCAGGCAGAGGTGCGCGCGCGGCAGCTCAGGCTCGCCAAGTGCGAGCAACTAGGGCACTTGTGGGACGCGGGGTTCTTCGGGAGGGAGGTGCGGTGCGACCGGTGCGGCGCCTGCGCCGACCCCCCGGCCGTCGGCGAGATGCCTCCCGCCGTTGGCGAGATGCCTTAGCTCCCGACCACCCCGCCGCCCGACTGCCACGTGAACTCGCCCACCGGGCGCTTGGCCCGGCAGTGGGGGCACGTCAGCTGCCCGATCACCCCTGGGTTGCGGGCCATCTCCTTGGCCACGTCCTGGGCGAGCACCGACAGGATGCCGCACTGCTTGTGCACGACCGCGTCACGAACGGGCCGGGGGCCGGCCTGGGCTGGCTTAGGCGCGCCTGCGGCGTCGGCCTGGGGCTTTGCCGCGTCCGGGGCCGTCGGGGCTTCCTGGGGCGGGCTGGGGGCGGCGGGCGGGGGTGCTTTCGGGTCGGCCATGGGGGGACTGTACACCAGCGTTGGAAGCCCGGGTTTCCAACCCGCGCGGCGGGACGCGGGGCGGGTCCGCGTGCACGACCACCCAATCGTTCGCGACCTCGCTCCACGCGACGTCCTTGCGGAACGCCCAGGGTGGGTGCTCCGGGAAGCTCACGCGGGCTTGGGCCCGGGGCAGGTGCCTGGTCGGTCGGGGAGGTCGCCCGCGCAGAGGCAAGGTGGCCGATGCCCGACCTTTAGGCAGCACGGGCCGCCGCACGCGAGCTTCGTCCTGCACCACGGCCCCTCGCGGTTGTCGGTGGCGGGGGTGGGCCTCGGCCTCGTCGGGTCGGTGCTCATCGGCCGGTCCTCCGGATCTCCTCCAGGATGGCGCGGGCGCGACGCACCATGGCGGCCTGGTGGAGGTCGCTCATCGACCGCACCTCCATGCGGACCTCGGCCTCGCCGAGGTTGCGGACCGGACTCCGTTGGTGTTCGCCACCATGCTTGTGGCAGAGGAGGTCCCCCACCGAATCGTCGGGGTAAACCTCGGCCGGCTCCTGGCAAAAGACGCAGGTGGCGAGGTTCCGGTTGTTGTGGAGGAACGCGAGCGCGGTCATCTCCGTGTTGAGGTCGAGGCTCCTGCGCAGCTCGTCGCTCATCGGGAGAGCCCTCGACGCCGCAGCTCCTCGACGGCGTCGTCCACCTCGCGCTGCAACCGCCTGGCGAAGTTCCCGAGGTGGTCCGGGTTGAAGTCGTCCTCCGGCACACGGATGACCGCGCTGCACTCGTGCCGGGCCATGCGCACCTCCACGACGGCCGCGTGGATCATGAGCGTCAAGAGGACCACGGCACATTCCCGTGGGGTCCAGTTCTTCGACCCAGACTCGAGCTGCACGACGAGCCTCAGCTTGGAGCAAACCTCGTTCACGGTCGGCATCAGACCAGCTCCGGGTTCTTGAACAGCTCCGCGAACGTGAACGGTGGCGCGCTGACGGCCGGGTTCCACTGCTGCATCGCGGCGCAGTACTTCGCCATGATGAGGTCCTGCGACTCGGGGGCGAGCCCGGACCACCTCCGCAGCTCGTCCCCCTCCAGCGTCGACGCGAGCCGCAGGCGCAGGTCGGGGCACGTCGGCAGGTGCTGCTCGCCGGGGATGCACCGGCAGGTCGACGACTTGCCGTGCCGGTCGGCAAGAACGGGTCCACCATCTCCAGTCCGGGTTGTGATCGTGTTCATCGCCTCCAGGTTCTCGGGGGTGTTGGGCTTGGCGACGTAGGTCTTCACCGCCTCCTCCACCTGCCGCTGGACCACGTCCTTCAAAGCTCGCTCGGCCTTCTCGAACCTGCCCCTCCAATAATCCTCGTTCGTCGCGTGGAAAGCCGCCGTCTCGACCCAGTTGGTCGCGAACTTCTCGAGCATCGCCACGTAGTCGGCCGCCGGCCCGGGGATGTCCTTGAGGTTGGGGAACCACTTGGGCCGTAACGCCTCGACGATCTCCTCGGCCATCTTCCTCCGGTCTCGGTCGATGTCCGCCTGCGGCTTGTCGAGCTGGCCGCTCGCGCTCTCGTCGACGAGGTATGCCGGGTATGCCGTGCGGCCGATCCCGCAGCGGTTGCACACCAGCATCTTCCCGTCCTCCGTCGACCAGTCGTGCTGCTCGCACGGTCGCGACGGCTGCCTTTCAGGCTGGCTGACGTCGCCCCGCGCGAGCGAGTTTCCGTAGCCCTCGGCCCGACGACGCGCGGGCTCCCGGGCCATGACCTCCTCGAACTTCTCCTTCCAATACCTCGCCCCCTTCCAGTCACACTCGGGCACGTCGACGACGGTGGTCGCGTCCCCCATGTCGACGTGGACGGTGCACGGTGGCCCGCTTCGCCCCTCTAGGTAGAGGGTCACCCGATGGGGCATCGGGGTGCCAGCGTCCACCGCGTAGAGGGTCACCCGATGGGGCATCGGGGTGCCAGCGTCCACCGCCCCCAGCGGGATCGGGACGCTGCCGACGATCCTCCCGTCGAGCGCGACGTGCACCGCGGGCCCGTCCACCTTCGCCGGCTCCTCCCGCGGGTCCAGGTGGCGGAACAGCACCCACGTCCCCTCGAGCAGAGACGGCTGCCCCGTCCCGTCGAGCCCCGTCACGTACTCGAGCCCGTCCGACCTCGCGTCGTTCAGGAACTTGACCCTCGCCTCCCGAGAGGACCCGACGAACTGCTTGTACACGTAACCCATTGCCTGCCTCCGACCCTGAAATAGGAAAGGCCGGCCGAGCAAACCGTTAGCGCCCAGGCCGGCCTGGCGCCCGGACCATCCGGCCGCCTCCCCCATCATGCCGCGAGGACCGCTCAGCCCGCGGCCTCCGCCGCCTCGGCCGCCTGGTCGATCTCCTCGAGCTTCACCCCCTGCCGGCGGATGGACGGGATGTCGAAGTACCTCTCGTCGAGCTCCTTGCCCTCGTTGATCTTGAACTGCCGGCCGCCGCGGCCGACGACGAGCTGCACCATCCCGTCCTGGTTCCGGGGCACCTTGGTCACCCGGTACTTCCTCGGGAGGGGGACGGCGTCGACCCGCTCCTGCCGCTCCTGCTGGAAGGTGCGCTGCACCTCCTGGCGGGCGAGCGGGGGCAGCGGCTGGCGCGGGCCCCCGTTCATCCCGGAGCCGGACAGCTCCTGGTCGTCGGGGTTCCCGCTGCCCCCGCCCTCCTCGTACACCTGGTTCGGCTTGCGCTCCGCTCTCGGCATGTTCGTGGCCTCCGGAGGACGAAGCTACCACGCGGCATGCTGGTGGGCATGGGAGATGTCCACGCGAGCGTCTGCATCTTCTGCCTCCGGCCCGAGGGCGACGCCCGCGCCTGGTGCCCTGACAACCCCGGCCGCGGCTGCACCTACGGGCTCGCCCACGAGCACCCGGCCGGGCCGAGGCCGAAGCCCAAGACGGCCACCGTCGCCAACGCGAGGTGCCTCAAGTGCGGGCTCCACCCCAAGAACCCGGCCTACCGCGTCATCGTGTGCGCCCACGAGCACGCGGCTTGAACCAAGGGTTTGGAAACCCGGGTTTCCAAAAAGCACGAGGGTCCGGAGGCCGTGGCCGCCGAGCCCTCGTCCGGCCATGCGCCGGTTGCCTAGCTCAGACAGAAGCTAAGTAGCTATGTCACGTGGCACTTTGTAGGACCACGGCCCGCTTGAAGAGGGCCGTGCTGGTCGTCGCCCCGAGGTCCGTCGGCACCGGGAAGCAGGTGCTGATGGACCAGGTCGCGCGGACCATGTCCTGCAGTCGGTCGATCGGGCTCGCGATGACCAGGCGGATGCGGTCCGTCTGGATCGAGATGCCCTGGTTGACGACGTCGAACTCGCCCACCTTGCCCGTGACGCCGGCCTCCGAGACGTACTGGTTCTCGTTGACCCAGCGCTCGTAGAGGGCGCCGCGGCCCGTGATGAGGGTCTGCGAGATCTGCACCCCCGTGTAGTTGATGATCTCGCTGCCGAGCTCCTGCGCGTACAGCGCCGGCTGCCCGGAGACCGTGAGCGTCTGGTTGCCCGTGTTGATGGGCGCCGGCGACTCCGTGTTCATGAAGAACTTGATGCCGACCTGCGGGACGGGGAAGCCGTTGATGTAGCTCTCCGACTGGGGCAGGGCGGTGTAAAGGCGCTGGTAGGCCGGGTCCGCGAACAGCTGGGCCGCGACGTTCGGGGCCAGGTGCGCGTGGTAGAAGCCGTCCTCGTGCGGCTGGACGTTGTTCGCCCGGAGCACGGTGGCCGCGTTCAGGAAGTCCTGCATCACGACGATGTCGGCGCTGCTGATGGCGTCGATGCTGTTGCCGCCGCCCGACCGGATGACCACCGGGGCGTTGTTGCTGTAGATGGGCGTGCGGACCGCGAGCGCCGAGCCGATCTGCGCGGACAGCTGGAGGATGCCCGGGCCGTTCAGCGGGTCGGCCGGGTTCAGGCTCGTGTACCCGATGACGTTCGCCGTCACCGTCACCGTCGGGCTGACGATGATGCTGATGGGCAGCGGGTTGGCCGAGGACACGCCCACCGGGCGCACCGTGGAGCCCATCTGCACGACCGTCGTGAACCCGTTGAGCGACGCCACGTTGAGGACCGTGTCGGTCGTCAGCTGGGTCGCCGTCGTGAGCGTCTGCCCGGACAGGTACGCCTGGAAGAGCGCGTCGCGGGAGACCCGGTTCACCGTCTGCCCGGCCTGCAGGCCGAGCTGCTGCAGGTTCCTCATGAACTGGTCGGCGTTCGACCAGACCGAGGTCGGCATGTGCGTGTCGATGCCGCTGCCGTAGCGCAGGAGGTTGACGTACCACTGCTCGTACTGGAGCGCCTGCGGCTGCGGGTCCTGCCCCGCGATGAGCGGGGTGATGGCCGGCGCGAGCAGGCTCGGGCGGGTCTCGATGGTCTGCACGCCGGTGTGCGCCGGCCACTCCTCGGCCATCGCCTCGGTGCGGTACAGGAGGGCGGGGTAGAGGGCGTCGTGGAACGCGCGCTCGAGCAGGCCGGTCTGCACCAGCTGGACGATCGACGGGGGGATGCCGAGGATTACACCGGCCATGGTTGTGGACTCCTAACTTCGGGATGAACGACGACGAGAGAGGGCTTTCGCTCCTCGATCCGCTCGCTCACTTCGCCCCGGGAGTCCACGCTGGCCGCTGGGGGCCTGTCCGCCGTGGTCGCGGTGTTGGGGGTCCGTGCTCTTACGTTGGCGCCAGAATGCGGGCAGCCCCGCGGCTAAGTCAAGCGCCGGGGTTGCCCCGTCACTTCCCGGGCGGCCTCTTGTCCAGGCCCTTCTCGGCCAGGAGCGCGGCGAGGTCCTCCTCGTGGAGGCAGTCGACCATGCACGCGCCGCTCATGCCGGCGGTCGTGGTCGGAGCGATGTAGCCGTTGCAGTAGTCGTTGCCGGGGGTCGCGTCGACCAGCACTCCGACAGCCGTGATGCGCCCCGTGTTGCCGAGCTGGATGACCCTGTCGCCGTTCTTCGCTTCTCTTCCGTTTCGGTAGTGCATGGTCGTTTCTCCTATGGTTCGAACGTGAAAACTTGCCGGGGGCAGGCCAACCCGATGCCGGGGACGTCCATGTGGCGGGCCTTCGGCTGGTCGCAGCGCCGGCAGACTCGGTCGTTGTCCGGGTCCTCGCCCCGCTTCCTCGCCTGCTCGATCAACCTCTCGAACTCGGAGAGCCTCTCGCCCAGGGGCGGAGGGCCGCCGTACATCAGCCTCACGGGAGCACGATCTCGGCCACCGACCTGGGGAAGGAGACCCCCGCAGCCGGGGACCCGCCCCCGTCGACGGGCACCGGCGCGAAGCCGAAGTCCTCGTCGCGCCTGTAGCCCTTCGGGACGAGCGCGCCGTAGTAGCGGCGGGCCTCCTCGGGGGTCAGCTCGTCGACCCCCCTCCCCTCGAACATTACGCTGAGCAGCTTGTCGGAGAGGTGCTTCACCTCCGCCGACAGCTCGAGGATCTTGTCCTGGTCCCGCTCCCACGCGACCTCGAGCCTGCGCATGCACCTCGGGCACTCCGCCACGTGAGACGTCGCGATGGCGAGGCCCGCCCGGTGCTGGTCGCAGGCGAACGTCCTCGGCCAGCTCATTGCTGCTGGACGGGCGGGGGCGCTCGCATGATGGCCTGCTGCACCTGCGCCACCTCGGCCGGGGTCAGGCTGTTCGGCCTGCCGCTCGCCATGGTCTTCCCGGGGAACATCTGCTGCACGATGCTGCTCTCCCCGGACGACGGCCGCTGCGGCGTCTGGCGGTTGTTGTTCGGGGGCGCGCCGCTGCTCATCGGCCGGCCGTTCTGCGGCTGCGCTTGGGCCGGCGGCTGCTGCGCCGGGGGCTGCTGCTGGTGCTGCGCGTCGGGCTGACCGCCGGCGTCGTCCGCCGGGGCCTGCTGCTGCGCCTGCTTGAAGCCGAGGCTCACGCACTTCTTGTCGAACCACTCGCGCAGCCGGCGCTCGCCGTGGCCGCGCTTCGGGTTGAGCTTCTTCAGGAGGTGCCGGTCGCTCCGGAGCTCGGTCTTCAGGATCTTGATGACCTCGCCCATCTTGTCGGTGGGCACGACGTCTCCGGCGACGCGCGAGATGCGCCTGTCCCAGCGCTGCACGCTCACCTTGTCCTTGTACTTCTCCATCCGGCGGACGGCGTGGCGGGCGTGGCGCTCGGCGGCGGCCTTGTCCGCCTCGTACTTCTGCTTCTCCGTCATCGAGTCGCGCTGCCGCTGCTCCTCCGCCTCCTTGAGCTTCGCGTACTCCTGCTGCCGCGCCTTCAGCGCCTCGCGCATCTGGTCGCTGTTCGTCCCGCTCGGGAAGTCCAGCCCCATCTCCTTGCCCCACGAGCGCAGCTCCTTGCGGCCGTACTTGGACAGCTGCTTCTGGAACTCGCGCCGCGACAGCCGGTAGAAGCCGTCCTTGTCCGGGGCCGGGGGCTCGCCCGAGTCGACCGGCGGGGGCTGTCCCCCGGCCGCCTGCTGCGTCTGCGCGGGCGGAGCCGCGGGGGTCCCCGTCGCCGGGGGTGCTGCCGGCGGGGCCGCCGGCGGCGCTCCCCCCACGGGCTGGTTCGGCTGCTCCACGACCTCGGCCATGCGTGCTTCTCCCTTGTGCTCTCTTCGTTGTGTGCTGCTCGGGGCCCGGCTCCGGGGCCCCTTCCGTCTTCCGACCTTAGGTGAACAGGGCCGTGTTCGGCACCGCGCCGCCGTTGGCCTGCTCGAGGATGGAGTTGAGGTCGGTCGTCTGGGCGCTCGCCCCGGTGAGCTGCGCCCCCGGGATCTGCGTCGTCGACACGAGCCCGCTCGCGACGAGCAGGTCGACCTGGCACTGGGTCACCACGTCGGTGGCGCTGTTGAAGTAGACCTTCGTCCCGTCCTTGGAGAGGGCGGCGGTGAGGGTCGCGGTGTTCGTGGTCGCCGGCACGAGGATCTGCTTCTGGCCGGTGAAGGTCGCGACGGTGGCGTTCGCCTGCAGCAGCAGGATGGCCAGCCCGGAGTAGGGGGCCGGGATGGTCGCGACGCCGGCCGGGGCGGCGAGCGTGAGGCTCGTGATGCCGAGCTTGCTGTTCGCCTGGTTGCCGAGCACGTCGCCCTTCTGCGGCGTGTAGATGACGTCCACGCTCGTGACCGCGTCGGACGTGAGGAAGACGATGTCGCCGTTGGGGGCGATGGCCGCCTGCGTGGTGGTCGGCGTGGTGCCGTACGCGACGATGGTGAACTCGCCCGCGGCCGCGGTCGCCGTGCGGACGGTGACGCGGTGGAGGATGGCGGCCTTCGCGTCCTGCGGCAGCTGGATGGCCGAGAGCGTCGAGACCTGCTGCGGGTAGGCCGCGACGGGCGTCCTGCCGCGCAGGTAGACCGGCATCCCGCGGAGCGCGTCGCCGAAGGCGATGCTTCGCAGCATGTCGGCGAGCACGTTGGGGTCGGCGCGGTTGAGCGCCTCACGGACCGACTCGTTGCTGGAGGTCTGCGCGATCGTCATGGCTTGGAATCTCCCTCGGGGGTGTTGCTGAGACTTCTATCAGCGCTCGGGCGCGCTTGTCACTGGGGGCCGCTCACGACGTACTCGACGTCGGCCGCCCCGGCGATGGCGATGCCCGTGCAGTAGCCCCCGCTCGGCGCCTCCCAGAGGAACGTCCCGTACACCGGGACGACGCTCGTGATGGTGCCCGAGCCCCCGAGGTTCTGGATGGTGAGCTGCACCTGCACCGGGCCGTCGGTGCGGATGTAGACCGTGTCGGCGGTGGTGACGTTGTCGGTCGCGCCCACCCCCGAGAGCGCGACGTAGGTGCCGTACGCGCTCGTGTTCGTCTTGTAGCCGCGCGCCTGCTTCGCGCTGTTCTTCGGGTTGGGCGTCGTAGCGAGCCCGGTCTGCACCGTGCCGGCGGGGATGGTCCCCTGCGCCGACACGCTCGTCGTCGTGCCCTGCACGCTCTGGGGCGTGAGGGTGAGCGTGCCGGTGAGGAGGATCTGCGCGGCGGCCATGGAATCTCCCTAGTTGGAAACCCGGGTTTCCAACCTCAGCGGCTCGAGACCTTGAAGGGCTTGTGCGCCGGCATGATCTTCGGGGCGCCAAGGTCGCGCGCGGGCGTCTGGATGCTCGCGTCGATCTGCTCCTGCGGCCAGATGCCCCCGGCCGGGATGCTGTCCTCGCACCGGGGCGTGCCCTCAGGCTGAGCGCCCTTCTCGGTCTTCGCCGGGTTGACGGTGCCCTGGCCCGAGTCCGCGCCCGGGGGCTTCTGCCCGTCCTTGACGAAGTTGTGCCCGGCGCTCGGCCCGCCCGAGCCCGCCGGCTTCTGCACGAAGTTGTTGCCCGTGCTGGGGCCGCCGGTCTTGCCACCGGGGGCTCCGCCTCCGTTGCCGAAGGGGCTGCTCACTCCACCACCGCTGGTCTTTCCATCGCCGGGCATTTGGTTTGCTCCTTGTTTCCTTGGACTCTACTTGACCTTGAACGGCTTGCGGGCGGCCGGCGCCTCCGGGTACGGCATCGTCGCGTGGAAGCTCGGGGTCAGCCCGGTCTTCTCGGGAGGGGCCGGGATGGGCATGTCCGGCACCCGCTCCATCGGGTCCGCGGTCGTCTTCATCGACTCGTCCTGGATGACCCGCTGCCCGTCGTGGGGGAACTTGGCGGCGGCCGCCTTCGCGGCCCCCTGCTGCCCTGGCTTGAAGTTGCTCCTCATCGGCGGCCTCCAAGCGCAGAGGCTACAGCCTCCGGCGGCTGCTTGAACAGCTGCTGGCCGGCCTGGAGGATCACCTCGGTCCTCCAGCCCTGCTCGTTGGCGTCGGCCGCCCTGACGAGGCACACCGCGTCCGGGTTGAGCCACACCCCTTCGATCTCCACGAGCTCCATCTCGAGCTAGGGGAGAACAAAGTAGAGGATGTCGATGGTGACCGAGCCCGCGGTGGCCGCGTTAACGTTCGCGCTCGTCGACGTGAAGAGCACCGTCACCTGCGTGGACGCCGAGTAGAGCGGCTGCGGGTTGGTGCCCGAGGTGCCGGCCACGAGCCCGACCGCCGTGAAGACGGACTGGCTCGACACGATGTCGATGCTCGACACCCCGCCGACCCCGATGGTCATCGCGGTCAGGCCGCCGCCGGTGAAGGCCACCGTGCCGTTGATCTCCCTCGAGACCACGCGAGCGTTCGCCGGCAGGAGCAGCGAGCCCGTGATGCCGGTCGCCGTGCCGTTGGGGCTCAGCGTCTGGGTGGTCGCGGCCGACGTGAGCGCCGCGTTGGTGATGGTGGTCGTGGCCTTCTGGATGGTGCCGTAGACGTTCGGCGTGGCCCCGCCCAGCGTGCTGCCGTTGGTGGCGGCCTCGGCCGCCGCGAGCATGAGCGGGGCGAGGATGTCGCTCGGGACGCCGCGGCGCTTCATGAGCGTGATGTTCGCGGAGGCCGCCGCGACCACCGGGTCGGCCGCCGGCCAGAGCACCCCGCCGTTCGCCTGGATCTTGGGCGTCGAGTAGATGGCGTCGTTGATCTGCTTGCCGGCGCGCAGGAGGTAGACGCCGTACTGCGTGTCGTTGAGGAGGTACCAGAGGGCCATGGGGGTCCGAATCCTTCGCCGGGCTTGGTGTGTTGCCGGCCGCACTTGCAGCGTGGACGTGACCCCTAGACCGCTACGCGCTTCCCTCGTCCTCCGCAAGGCCGGGGTTGGAAACCCGGGTTTCCAACCTGGCCCGGTTCGCCCCGCGCACCTCCTCGAGCAGCGCCCTCACCGACCGCGCGCGCCTGCGCCGCTTCACCACCGACTTGGGCAGCTCCGGCTTGGCCGGCGGGGGCCGCTTGGCCTCCTTGAAGAACAACGACGCCGGGTACGGCACCACCGCCGCCTTGTGCGTCTCGTCCGAGGCCGACTCGAACCATCCCCCGTCGTGGCACCTGAGATGCCCTCCTCGGTTCACATGCTCGCGGTGGTGCCGCCTGCAGTGCCTGCAGAGCAGCATCGAGAGGGCGAACTCTTGGAGCCTGTTCATGTCCCGCTAAACTTTACAGCCCCCCGCGACCTGGCGAGGTCGCCGCGGATGGCCTTCTCGCGCTTGCTCAGCTCCACGAGCTCCCTCCGGACGCACACGTCTTGGTACTGGGAGAGCTGGGACCGGAGCAGCTTGGTCAGCTTCTCCTTCATCGACGCGATGCGATCGTCCTCGGTGGTCATCGACGGGGACCGTGCTCGAGGACGACGACGGCCTCGCCCACGTCGAGCGAGGCCCACTGCTTGAACGCCTTGCGCACGACGACCCACCGGTGCGCGGCCTCCTCGGCGTGCTTGGCGACCCAGCGCGCGTGGGCCATGGCGGCGTGCGCGTCGGGCTCGGACAGGGCCAGCAAGCAATGATCGAGGAGCTCCCGGCGCATCCGCTCCGCCTCCTCCACCTCGCGGCGGGCCCAGCCTTCCGGCATCGCCCGCTTGAACCTGGACCACGCGTCGTGCTCGGCGTTCGCCATCAGCTGCAGCGCCAGCGCCTGGTAGCCCGCGTCCCCGTGCTCTCCCATGCCCCCCATCATGCCGCCCGCCCAGGGTTTGGAAACCCGGGTTTCCAAACCCTTCACCCGAAGCGGCTCGCCGGGATGGTCGACATCACTCGGGGCCTGCCGGGGAACTTCTTCAGCCCGTCGCGGACGGCGCGCGCGTGCACCTCGCCGGTGCCCTTGGGCCGAAGCTGCTGCGGGACGGGCCACGAGAGCCGGTGCGCCACGACGATCTCGCGATCGTTCGGCCTGTTCGGGGGGGTGAGGAAGAGCTCGTGCTCGCCGTCGTAGGTCACGTACTCGAACGGCTCGGAGACGCGCCGCACCTCGCCGTGCACGTTGTAGCTATCCCAAGATGTGCGGTCGTCGAACGTCGCGCTGACGATGCGCACGACGTCGCCGAGCTCTCGCTGCGCCGCCTTGTGCGTCTCGTGGGCGGCGCGGTTGCTGGCCCCGTGCAGCTCGGTCCTCGCGATCCGCTCGGCCCACGAGGCAGGCGCACCCTGGAGGAACGGGCTGGCCTCGATGAGCTCGCCCCTCACCTCCGCGGTCGACTTGCCCTGCGCCACCCCCTGCTGGAGGACCCGCTCGAACTCGCCGACGGTGGCCTCGCCGTAGCGGGCCAGCACCCCGGGATCCCCCTGCGTCCCCAGCCGCCTCAGCAAGCTCGCCTTGGCCCCTTGGGCGGCCGCGTCGAGCATCATCGCCTCGTTCAGGGCCAGCGGGCTCGAGCCCACCCCGCGGAAGGCCTGCTCGGCGGCCTTGAGGTAGCCCAGGGCCCCCTCGCCGGCCTTGTGGGCCACCTCCCCCGCCCGATCGGAGAGGACGTCCCTCAGGTCGTCCTCGAGCCCGCGCACCACCTCCCGCACCTGGGCGAGTGAGGCGCGCATCCTCGCCTCGGTGAAGGTCTCGGCCCTCTTGCCGCGCAGCCCCTCGGCCTGGTGCAGGCGCCGGGCGAGCTCGCCCTCGGACTGGCGGAGCACCCGGAGGAGCGCGCGCCGGCCGGTGGAGGAGGCGACGTCGAGCGCCTGCTGGCGGTTGGCGGCGAGCGCGTCGCGGATGCGGTCGATGGGCACGGTGGGGAGGTTACTCCCACTCGTAGTAGGGCCACGTCGCCAGCCCGAACCGCACCGCACGGCGCCAGGCATCGAGCTCGCCCTCTAGCTGTACGATCCGCGCCTTCAATCGCTTCACGCACACGAATCACTCATCGGCTGATCTCCTTCGTTTGGGCCTGAATCGCGCGCACGGTCACGCGCCGGCTTTCGATTCTGCACACGCAGGCACGTACGCCTCGCACGCGCATCGAGCGCATGCGTGAGGTGGGAAGCGATAGTGCTTGTGCGGTGTCGCAGCTCGCGGGTCAGACGCATTCCCCTGACATACGCATCTGTCGGGATGCTCGGCTGCACTCCGGTAGTTCCATGACAAGCACCCCGTGGTGTCATTGAAACGTTCACTCCGCTCCCATATCGGAGTCGGTCGGAAGATGCGCTCCCATCCCTCACGGTATGCCTGCGTCACTTCGTCCTCCTCTCAATCGCGCGCACGGTCACGCGCTCTTGTCCGAGATCCATCGTCCTCGCTTCTCGTCGATTCGAGGCTGCATGAGGTAGCGCAACGCCTCCGCGACGGTGCGCATGTCCTCGTCGAGGTCCCGGCGACGGAGGACTCGGCCGGCAGCTTCGTAGAGAGGTCGATTGGCGCGTTGCCGTTGCACCGCATAGCACCAGTGGCACCCGCCCTGGCATCCGGGGAAGTCGCAGAACTTTCGTGGGTTCCCCTTAGCTGCCCTTACCGCTGCCATGTCTCGCCTTCCTTCGCGCGCATTTTCGGTGACCTACTTACCGTCGCTTCCGAGCCTCGCCCGGCGAATGAGTTGCTCGACGGCGCCGCTCCGAGACTGTCCGCGCTCATACGCAATTGCGTCGAGGCGGGCGAGCGCTTCGGGCGAGAGGGTAAGCGTCACCATGGGGCGCTTGCGGCGGTCGTTCGTGTAGGTGGGATCGGGGGCCCGGCTCACACCTCTACCTCGTAGGTTTTGCCTTCGGCGCCGCGCAGGTACGTCTCTATCTCCTCGTCCACCTCACGTCCGGCAAAGGCTCCCTCGTTGAGATCGCTGTCGTCTGGGATCCGGTCGACAAGCTCGATCTCGACGGCCAGGCCGAGCGCGTCGGCGGCGGCCATTCGGTGGACGCCTTCGACCGCGATCAGGTCGCCGCACGACTCGTACACTCGGATGACCGGGGCTCCCCGCCCGCGCATCTCGCCGATCACTTCGGCGAGATGCGCTGGGTCGGGCCGGTGAAGCGTCGTAACGTAGCGCGTTGCCATAACCTTACCTCCAGAAGTAACTATACGTGCTCTGTACGTACAGCGCAAGGGGTCCGATGTCGATTCTTGAAAGTACAGCCAGACTGTACGTACAGGGCGAAGCGCGCAAAACCGGGTGTTTACTTCCGCTGGTTATGGCTCTCGTGCCAGAGACTCGGAGAGCCGTCCGAGCCCCGCATGACGTCGATGACGGCAGGGTCGTCCTTCCGGTGCGGGCCTGCGTCGGCGTCCCCATTACCCTCCCGCTCGCGGTAGCGGTCGAAGTCGTCCGCCAGGTCGAAGAGACTGGTCACGTAGTCCTTGTCGAGTCCGTTTCGCCCGCACCAATCGGCATAGGCTCGGAGCGCGTGAGGCGTCCCGGGGTCGCGGGCGCCGAGCACGAAGTGTGGCCAGCACGGGATCGACCCATCACGCCTCACGACAAGAAACTTACCCTCACGCACTTCACCATCAGTCTTCGCCCAAACTTTCATCGTTTTGCTCCTCGCGCGCAGAAGTGGGAACGCCACCTTGCATCCCCCATCATACCGCCAGGCTAGGTTGGAAACCCGGGTTTCCAACCCCGGTCGACCTTCCTCCGCGACACGCGCTCCGCGTGCTCGCAGAAGGAACAGCAGCAGATCCCGCCCAGCGCGGCCCGGTGCGCCGCGTACACGAACAACAGGTGCTCCAGGTTGAGCGGCCACCTACGGGCCGGCTTCGCTGAACGACCCGCCGGCTCCCGACGCATCCCCGCCTCCTCCCGGCGCGCCGCCCTTGCCCGGCGCCCCCGCCGACCCGGCGACCACGACCGCCACCCCGTCCGTCGGGTCCACCGTCGCCTGCACCTGCCTGCCCCCGGCGTCCGCGTCCTCGAAGAGCGAGGCCTTCTCCGCGCGCTGCTGCGCCTGCTCCTGCGAGTAGCGCCTCCACTCCTCCTCAGGGTCCTTGCCCAGCACCACCGCCGCGTCCTCCACGGCCGTCTGCTTCGCGATGACGGCCGTGTTCCCGGCCGCCGCCCCGAGGCTCGCCAGCCCCTTCTGCCGGTCGTCCGGGGTCGTCTGGAAGTACGGGCCCCACACGTTCTCGTAGTCGCTGCTCGCCCCCGGCGAGCGCGGGGTCGGGTCCACCTTCCCCTGGACCACCCGCGGCGGCAGGTAGAGGAACTGCCCGGTCCCGTCGGCCATCTTCCTCCGGGCGACCGTCATCATCTGGCTGATGAGCCGCCGCTTCGCCTCGCCGTACTGCTCGCGCAGCACGTCGCACTTGGCCGTCATCGCCGAGTAGATGACCTTGAGCGCCACCGACGAGATGCCCTGGGCGGCGACCTCGTTCGGGTCGGTGAGCACGCACTGCCCCACGTCGAGCACGTTCTGCTTCTGCTGCTCGAAGAACTTCAGCCCGGCCTCGATGCTCGTGCCGGCGAGCTCCATGTAGTGCGCGTCGCCGCCCTCGCCGACGGTGAGGGCGTTCTCGCTCCCCTTCTTCACCGAGCCCATCTTCACGAGCACCGGGGCAACCTGGAGCACCAGCGTCGGGTCGAGGTTCAGCACGCAGCCCTTGGTGAGCACGGAGTTCAGCACGTCCAGCGTGTCGAAGTTCTCGTAGAGCCCGTCGTAGTCGGCCTCGCCGTCGACCTCGTCGGAGGGGAGGTTCTGGCACCACACGAACGGGCAGAACCCGTTGTCGTGCCGGTCGCTGTGCTCCTCGTCGGGGACCCACACGGGCTCCACCTTCGGGTCGAACCGGACCGGGAGCATGGTCACGTCCAGCTGCTCGTCCCAGTAGCGGTGGTGCCAGTAGTAGTTGCGGATGAACGCCCCCTTCTCCCCGTCCCACTCGTCCTTCGGGTACCGGTAGACCTCGCTCACCTCCGCCGGCACGAGCAGCTCGCGGTCGGCCCACCGGTGCACGAACAGGTGCTTGGCCGAGTGCACGTTCACCCGCGGGCGGCCGAGGTGGAAGCTCCAGGAGAAGCCCACCGTCCCGCAGGAGCCGCCCTCGCCGCGCGCCTGGATGAACCGCGCCTGGAGCGCCGCCGCCTTGTCGAGGGCGTTGGCGAAGTCCGCCGCGGCGTCGTCGCCCGGGGTCTCGACGCGCGGCCACCTCTGCTCGCCGATGAGCAGCGCGGTGAACGCGTTCACCATCAGCTTGGGCAGCCGGTAGGGCGAGCTCGGCTTGCGGAGCGACAGCGGCACGTAGGCCGCGCTCTTCTCCTGCGACAGGTACGGCATCGACGTCGGGGGCCCGGCCTTGGTCGCCCTCCCCTCGAAGTCGAACGTCTTCCCGTCGTGTTGGCTGCACTTGAAGTAGCTCGACTTGAAGCTCAGCTCCTTGTACCGGACCGAGTCGAGGATGCTCCGGGCGCTGAAGTTGTCGCCCAGCTTGACCGGGCCGACGCCGGCGCTGGGCTCGCGCGCGGAGGACGACGGGCTGAAGGAACCGGACAGCTGGATCGCGTCGGCCATGCTCGGCCCACCTTAGCGGAAACCCGGAGGTTCCGGTCCGGCCCCTCAGCGCTCTGGGACGGAGAGGGCCGGCGGGGTCTTGCGCGCCTGGAAGAGGAGCATGTTGAGCACGAGCCCCGTCATTCCCACGGCGAGCGCGCACGCGACGCACACGAGGACGACCCCCAGCTTGGACAGCACCCACCTTTGCCGCTGAAGCGCCTGGACGGCCTCCTTGGCCGCGTCCCGCTCGGCGAGGAGCTTGTCGAGCTGGTGCTCCGGAAGCTTGAAGCTCCCGGTGTCGCCCCGCTTCAGGGAGGCCTTCACGTCCTCGGCCGGGCGAATCGAGTCGAAGACGACCTTGCGGGCGACGTTGAGCGGGACGACCTCTGGCGCCGGAGAAACCACCCGGTACTTGCCCGGCTCCCTCGTCTCGAGGATCGTCACCCGCGCGCTCACCCCCTTGATCTCCTCCTTGAGCTCGGTGCGCACCAGCTCGACGTCCCCCTTCAGCTCCGCCCGGAGCTCCACCATCGAACCCTTCACCTCGGTGAGCTCGAGGAAGATCGCGTCCATGCTCCTCTGGAGCGCCCGCTTGTGGTCAGGCTCCTCCCTGAGGAACGCGATGAGAAGCTCGTCTCGCTCTTCGTCTCGGGTCGAGGGCACGGGGGCGAATCTCCTTCGGGGCACAAGGTCTACGACGGGCGCGCAGCTCATCTAGTGGCATCCTCTCACGGAAGCGTGGCTCACAAGCTGAAGCAAACCCAAATGTATCCCGAGCCACCGTTCCCGCCGGCGCCGCCCGCAGTCGACGAACCATTGCCACCGCCGCCGCCGCCGCCTGCGCACGTGTTCGCGCCCGCCGCTGACCCAGCATTCGCGGAGCCGGACGCAACACCAGCTCCCCCAGCGCCACCGTTGCCCGCTGCCTTGACCCCTCCCGCGCCACCACCACCGCCGCCAGAGGTCGCCAGACCGCCGCCCGCCCCACCATGGCCGACGCCGTCGGAGCCCGCTACTCCCGCCGTCGCTACGGTGTCCCAGCCGCCGCACCCAGCGGTCGAGAAACAGCCGGTCGTGGTGCCGCTCGTGATCGTTCCGGTCGTCGACTGGCAATAGTTGTTCGATCCGTTAGAGAGCGACCCGCTCCCACCACACGCGCTACCCGACGCGGTGATCGAGCCCCCCGCGCCGCCGCTCGCCCCGACATACCCGTCGAGCGAACCGCTGACCGTGGACGTGCTCCCCACGGCACCCGCCGTGCCCGCTGCGCCCGCGGTACCGGACGGACCAGTGCCCCCCGCACCAGCCGTGATCGTGTAGCTCGTGTTCGGGGCCGGATTGACGATGTGGCACTGGTACTGAGACGCTCCGCCTCCACCACCGCCACCAGAGTTTGACGCCGCGGAGCCGCCGCTGCCACCCGAGCCACCGCCGCCGCACCCGCAGTCTATCCACCACACGACGCCGGGTGGGTCGAGGAACGCCGTCCCAGACGTGGAGGTGTATTGCACGCACGTCAGCTGCGAAGCCTTCGCCTCGGGGAGGTCGAACCAGGACGGCCCGACCTCGAGGGCGCGCGCTTGGATCTGGGTGAGCGCAAGCCACTGGCTGTAGCCCTTCTTGGGCAGAGGCGAGCAGAGGCACGCGTACGCGGCGAGGAGGAGACCGAGGAGCTTGGAGAGTCGTTTCATCATAGGAGCCACCATGCCGATCCATCGTCGTAGAAGCAGATCTTTCCGTAATTAGTTCCAAAGACGTAGCTCGCCGCGACCCCGTCGATGTTCCCGGTGCCACCCGCGCGCGCGAAGGTCGCGTTGTTCGTAGAGATGGTCCCCGAGATGTCCTTCGCGCAGATGTAGCGGCCCGTGTTCGTCGCGTTGTGCGCGGGGAGCGTGATCGTCTTCGCCGCGGACAGGTTGAGGAGCAGGAACCCATCACTCGACGTCGAGTTCGTGTCGATCGTGTACGTGTTGGTGATCGTCAGCGGGTGAATGCGGAATCCGGTGACGACGTTGACCGCGCCGCCGAACCCCGCGCTCGACTGCCCGAGCCCGCCACTCAGTGCGAGGTCGCCTCCCGTCTTGTTCGTGCTAGCAGCCGAATATGCGCTCTGTCCCTGGATTGTGAACGTTATGGGCGCAACGTCGCTCGCCTTTGCATCAACAACGATCGCCGCTGAGGTGTCCGCGACGCCGAAGTGAAACTCTGCCGCGGCCTCAATATCGAGATACTCGTTGGCAGTGCCTGCAGTGGTTCCGCCGTAAAAGAGGCTCGGCGCAGCCGGCCAGTACTCGACGAAGAACGAGCCGCCGCTGAGCATGGCTAGCGCGCCTGGGGAGTTGATATACGTGTACGAGGCGCCGTCACCGGTGATTGAGTAGTTCGACGTCGTCGGCGCGGATGTTCCTACCCAGAATTGCGCTCTCGCGTTGGCGGTCGAGTATCCCGCCGACATTGCGCGGTTGGACCCCTCGAAAACCTGAAGGAACGGATCGGCTCCGCTACCCGTCGGAGCAGACAGGCCCACGACGACGTTCCCGGGCGTCCCGTTGGTCGTCGCGCCGGAGCCAGGCGACAGGACCAAGTTCCCACCCGTGCGGTTCGTCACCGCGCTCGCGTAGGCGCTCGAAGCTTGGATCGTCAGGTTGTTGGGGACCCCATCGGTCCCATATGCAGCCTGATAGATGAGCGGAGCGTAGCCGTAGTTCGAGAACTCGAAATCTTGCCCGTTGAAGAGCAGGTTCGATCCTCCGAGCGACAAGCTGTTCCCAGCCCCATCCTCAATTTGGACCGTGGGCCCGCCGATGAGCGTCTGAGCCGGGTTGTTGACGCTCCCGATGAGCACGTCGTTGGAGTTGTCCGAGCCGAAGACGACGATCTCGCCTGTCCCCGCAGCCGTCTGCGCGAACACGCACGACGTGTTGTTCGGGCAGAGCCCGCCCCAGTAGCTCGGCCCAGGGTTCCCTGAGTACATCGAGGTCCAGATGTAGTTCCCGACGAAGCCCGCCCCGAGGTCGTTCGGGTGGACCCCGTCGGCCGCGAGCATGGTCGAGGTGCTGTAGTTCGGGGCGTTCGCGATGTCGACGAGCGTGACCCACGGCCGCGATGCCGCGTAGTTTCGGACGCCGGTCCGGTAGACGGAGTTGAGCTCGCCGTTGCCGTTCGTGATCGCCTCGTTGCCTGAGCTCTCGAGCGCCCACGTCGCCACGTAGAACGTCGCGTTTGGGATGGCCGCATGGAGCGCGTCGTTGGCCCACGTGTAGGCGGCCTGGAACGCCGTGACCGAGCCGTACTTGGTGAGCGCCCAATCGTTCCGTCCGAGGACTTGCAGGATCTTCGTTGGGTGCGCCATCGAGAGCCGCGAGATCGTCGCGGACGCCACCGCCGGCGTGCTGAACATCTGCCAGAGCGAGATCGACCCCCACGCCTCGACGAGCCAGGACGCGGCCGGAGTGTCCCGACGAAGGACCGCGTCGACCCCCGTGACCGGCGGGTTGGAGGCGTCGAATCCGCCCTCTTTCGAGTCACCCAGCAGAAGGACCCGGTCGTTGTTCGTCGGCGGCGGGACGACTTGGAAATATGCACTCTGCGGCACGTACACGCCGAGCACGTACGAGCCCTCGCTCGCCGTGTAGTACGGCTGGACCGTGGTCCCATAGACCTGCATCGCCCCGGTCCACACCTCGACGAGGTTGAGCCCCGAGGGGAGCGAACACGAGTCGACGTCGAAATACTGGTACTGCGGCGAGAGGGTGCATTGCTCACGCCCGTTCACGTAAACGGCGATGTTCCCGTAGGGCGCCGTTCCCTGCGCGTTGAACGCTTGCACGGCGATTGCCGAAGCGTTCGTCCAAAAGACGAACCGGCTGTAGGGGGATTCGAGCCGCACGGGGATGCCCGCGGCGAGTTCGTTGATCATCTCGTCGTGGATGTTGTCCCAGAGAAGGCGCGGTGAGGCGTTGTACCGGACGAACGGTTGGGTGAGCGACGGGATCGTGGTCGCGGTCGGCACGACCCTCACCTTGCCGATGAGCGCTTGCGCCGCGGAGCTGCTCGGGTAGATGACGGCCTCGACGATTCCCGCCGTGGGGGTCACGCTCGTCGTCTCGCACGTCTGCCAGCTCGACGTGAGCGTGCACGCGACGGTCGAGAGCGAAGACCCTTGGTAGAGCATCACGTTGATCGTCGACGACCCGACGCCCATGGGCAGCTTCGCGTCGACCTGGAGCTGGAAGGAGGTCGCTCCGGAGATCGCACTGAACTCGTTCTCGAGGTACCAGGACGCGATGCCGGTAGGGTTCACCCACGTGGCGTCGCCATATCCGTCGACGGTCGTGCCCGCGTTCGGCTGGAGCAGGGGAGCGTCGCCAGCAAACGACGGCACGGACTGCCACTCCGCCTGCGACACGTCTCCCATGACGATCGAGTTGAGATCCTGGACGAGGCCTGGCGGGTTGACGTTCGTGAGCGCGCCGGCGCTACCATCGAAGCCGCCGCCGCCCCCCGCGCTGACGCACTGGAGGCCCGCGCCGCCGTCCACCGGGCCGTACGCCTGCCCCGCGGAGCAGCTCGGGAACACGAGCCCCGGGGCGTTGCCGACGCTGGTGCCGTTCACCGTCATCGGGAAGACGGGGCTGCCCACGCCGACCACGTGGACGCCGGCGTCGGCCTTGCCGGCGTCCGACGCAGGGGCGCCCGGCTGGCACCCGAACAAGGCGAGCAGCAGGGCCGCGAGGGCCCAGATCCTACTGGTAGAAGTTCGCACCATCAGGGCTCCTCCAATTGAGCTCGTCCCCGTTCGCGCTCATCACGATCGCGGTCCCGTTCGTCCCGAGCACCCCGGGGGTCAGCCGGCCCTCGTAGGCGGCGCTCCCGCTCGTCGTGTTGAGCGTGCACGTGTACGACCCGTTGTTGCCGACGAGCTTCACCCCGTAGCCGCCGAACGCCGGCCAGGGCGTGGCCGGCGTGACCGTCACGCTCGCCCCGATGGTCGACAGCGGCACCCAGAGGTACTGCCCGGGCTGCACCGTCACCGTCGTCGTGCTCACGACCTTCTGCACGTTGCCGCTGGCCGCCGCCAGGACCCAGAGCAGGTTCAGCCACGCCTCCATGAACACGTCCCAGCCCGTCGTCTGGGACGAGAAGTTCATGGAGAGGTTGTTCCCGGTGAACGCCGGGATGAGGTAGCTCACCCCGCCGATGGCCCCGGTGTAGATGCCGAACGCGAGGGCCTGCGTGCTGGTGGCGGCCGTCGTGTTGTCGGTGACCTGGAGCTGCACGATGTAGCAGCCGGGCACGTCCGGGGTGAAGGTCCACGTCTGCGTGGAGCCCGTCTGCACGATCCCGGTGGGCACCGCGCTCCCGCTCGGCACCCCGAGCACCGTGAAGGTCCAGGTGCCCGGGTCGGGCGAGGGGTTGGTGCCCCCGTTGGACACCGTGACGGCCGTGCCGGCCACGCCGATGAGGGCCACCCCGGGCGTGCCGACGGTGGCCCCCTGGACGAACTTCACGAGGGTGTTCACCGCCACGTCTGCACCATGAGCGCGACCTTATCAGCGACCCAACCCCGCCGCATGCGCCCCGGGTTGGAAACCCGGGTTTCCAACCCCACGGGCTAGGTGACGTTGTCGGCGAACGACGGGGCCATCGCGAACTGGTAGGTGCCGGCGCCGAGCGAGCCCGCGTCCACCCGGAGCATGAGCGCGAGGCTGCCCGGGTCCGCCTGGAGCGACGTCCCCGGGTTGCGGGCGAACGGCTGCTGCGCGGCCGACTGCGACTGGGCCCCGGTGGCCGTGCCGGACATCGGGGGCTCGCCGAACGTCGGCACCGTCACCGACACGAGGCTGCCGCTCGTTAGCGTGGTGCCGCTGAGCGCCGAGCCCAAGAGGTGCCAGTGCTGGGTGAGACCGTCCCAGACGAACAGCGAGCACGTCGTCGTCAGCCCCTGCGTCGCCCCGAGGAAGAGGATCGCCACCCGCTTGTAGCTCTCCGCGATCTTCGAGAAGTGCCGCATCGGGAGGATGTTGTCGCACCCCGTGCTGCCCGCGCTGGCCGTGAACGCCGTGAGCGCCGCGTACTTGGGCGGGGCGATGCCGGCCGTGCCGTAGGCCGTGCGCGGGTCGATGTCGGCGCCGAGCGCCGGCGACCCGGACCCGCTCACGTTGCGCACGAACTGCAGGTGGAAGTTCATGCCCGGGATGCTACTCCGGGTTGGTCGTCTGCGTGAGCGCCGCCCACACGACGCGCAGCTGCGGCCGCGCCCCCATCGCCGCCCCGTGCAGGCTCACCGAGGCCTTCGCGTCGATGGGCTGGTGGATGCGCGCCGAGCCGGCGACCGTCCAGCCGCCCCACTCGTCCGGCTGGCCGAGCTGCTCGAGGTCCACCCGGTCGCGCTCCGCCCCCTCGAGCGACGCCTGGAAGCCCCCGCGCTGCGTGCCGTCGGGCACGAGCCTCAGCATCCCGCGAACAGGGTCGAGCTTGCCGTCGAGCGCCTGGGGCACGTCCGCCGTCGGCACGAGCCGCGCGGCCCAGTGCAGGTAGTGCATGTCGTGCAGGGCGTAGATGCTCAGAGGGCAGACGGCCTGGTGGCCGCCGGTGGGCAGCGCCCAGCCCTTGCCCCACGCCCGCTTGAAGAAGCCCGCGTCCGCCGCGAGCCGCAGCGCCGCCGCCACGCACGGCATGAGGCACGCGCCCCGCTTCGCCAGGTGCCGGGCCATCTCCACCTCCGGCACCAACGCCCCCTCCCAATACTCGCCCAACGGGTCCCAGACGACCACATGCATGACGCTTCGAGCCTCCCGCCTCGGAAGCTACCTCACTTCGGGCAGGGAACCACCAACGCTTTGCCGGCCTCGTCCCGGACGAGGCGCGCCTGGGTGATGGCGTCGGCCACGTCGCACGGGCCCGCGTCCGTGCTCGTGATCACCCACGCGTCGGGTACGGGCGGCACCGCCGCGCTCGGCGTGCACCCGAGCAGCACCAGCGCCGCCCCCACGACCCCCAACGCCACCATCCCCGCCGCCGCCGCGATCTCCCTCGCCGTCATGACGCTCCTCCGTCCGTGAAGGGGATCAGGGACCAGGCGTTGCACACCCAGTCCTCCGAGGCCCAGCAGTACCCGCCCATGCACCAGCTCTTCCCCCACGAGTTGAGCACCTTGTAGAGCCGCACGAGCGTGCCGTTGATGGGCGCCGTCTTGTAGCCGAGGATGGCCTGGGCGTGGCCGCCCGCCGACGGGTCGCTCGTCGGGCAGGTCTGCGCGACGTCGCCCGGGCCGAGCGCCTGGTAGGCCTGGCCCACGAGGTTGCCCGTCCACACGCCGACCCCGGCCTCGAGCGAGGCCGCCACGAGGTCCCCCGCCGAGCTGCCCGTCTTGACGTCGTACGGGCCGCCGAACGGCACCGTCGCCCCGGTCTCCACCGCGATGACCTCGAGCTCCGGGACGGCGATGGCGTTGCCCATGTCGTCCTGGGTGGCCGGCATGTCCGTGTCGCCGCTCTGCTGGGGGGTGCCGAACGGCTGGCTGCCCCACTGCGCGAACGCCCGGCACGCGTCGTCGAGCTGCGCCCCGGTGTCCTGCAGGTCGGGCAGGTCGCCGGTCGGGTTCTGCTGCGCGCGGTAGACCGCGTAGAGCGTCTGGGCGAAGTAGAGCGGGCTCTGCAGCACCGGCGTCTCCGGAAGGTGGACTGGACCGCGCTGCGCGTCGAACACGTACTTGAGGGCGGCGGCCGAGTGCGCCCAGCACGTCTCGCTGACCCCCTGGTCGAGCACCCTCGCCACGTGGGGGGTGAGGTCGGCGGAGCCCTTGAGCGCCTTGAGCGCCGCGGCGATGGGGGCGTGCTGCTCGGCGCCCACCCGCTGGTGTGCCGTTGATGGGTCTTGTGGGTTGAGCCCGCGCCGCCTCACGACCAAGTCCACCATCGCCCGTCCCTCCTGAAAGACGAACGCCCCGATCTCTCGGGGCGCCGCGCCTGCCTGTCGCTCCCCGACCAAGAGGAGATGGGCCAAAGCTACGGTCTGTCGACGGAATCCGCAAGGAGCTTGGCCTGGTGCATCCGGTGGCGGGACATCTCCGCCCGCTGCTCACAATCGCGCCCCGCCAAGTACCAGGCGAGCCTGTCCGCGAACGGGCTCTTCTCGCAGATCTCGAAGCTCTTGTGCATGACGCGCAGCGACGTCTCGGCGGTGGGCTCGCCCCAGCCGCGCCACGTCTGGAACCGCCCGAGGCTCGCCCCGTGGTCGCAGTCGTACTTCTTCTGCCGGGCGCACGGGTTCGGGTCGAAGCGGCTCTCCTGGTGGGCCGTGTAGGTGAGCAGCGCCGCCGTGTACCGGGGATCGTGGCCGATGGGGTTCGCCTCCGCCGCGTCGGCTATCTCCTGGGCCGTCGCCGGGTACGAGGCCGCCCACTCCGGCGTGACCCCCCAGCCGTTGGGGTCTTGCAGCTTCACCATCCAAAGCAGCACCGTCATCGCCAGCTTCGTCATCGGGGGTTTCCTCCTTTCCAGGGTGGGGCAAGAAAAAGCGCAGCGCTCACAAGTGCCTCGGTCGGGACGGGGGGGCATCCAGACCTAAGACGCGGCGAGCGCTGCGCCGACCCTTATAATGCCGCGCTCGGGGGGTTGGAAACCCCGGGTTTCCAACCCGGTCACTCCTCCGGGTCGCCCTTGGCCCTCTTGAAGATCTCCTCGGTGACCGCCGCCAGCCCCGGCCTGGACGGCTTCCGCTCCGGCCGGGTGGGCACCTCCTCGATGGCGAAGGGGCCCTCCAGCCTGTCCACGACCGCTTCTAACAACTCCCAGAGCCGCGGGCTGACGGACGGGTCGTCCCGGAGCACCTGGAGCCTCCTGAGGCACTCCTGGTGGGTCACGGCCAGCCGTAGAGCTTGTCGAAGTCCCAGCCGCCCAGCGCGGCCTGGGCGGCGGCCTCGAAGAGCCTCTGGTCCTGGGCGTTGCGCGGGACGAGCCCCGGGTTGCCCTGCGCGCTCATCTTGCACTCCACCGCGCACGTGGCGAAGTCGGCGACCTTGAGGGCGGCCATGAACTTGGGGAAGTCGAACCACGGCCCGCACGCCCACGCCATCGACAAGACCCCGAGCTGGGCGTCGGCCGGGAGCAGCGCCCAGTTGGGGATGCGCTGGGCGAGCGTGGCCTCGTTCTCGTTGCACTTGGTCCGGACCAGCTGGTCGATCGCCTGGGGGGTGAGCCGGAGGTCGGTCGCGCCCACGTACGCCTTCCACGACAGCCCCGGGGGCATCGCCTTGACCGCCTCCCAGCCCGCGATGATGGCCGCGTCGTCGGCCGGGTCGCTGGGGTTGCCCCCGTGACACCAGGGGAGGTTCATCGCGAGCGAGATGGGGTCGACGAGGTCCCCGTCGGCGACCGTCACGAGCCCCTTCACGTCCTGGTACATCGACGCGACCCGGCCCTCGTCGGACTCCGTGAACGCCGGGAACGCGTCCGCCACCGCCTGCCTCACGACCGCCTCCCGCTCTCCGGCGACACGCCGCACGCGTCGCGCAGGGTCGGCCTGTCGTCCTCCACGAACGCCGCGATGCTCTGCGAGTCGAACGCCCTCAGCAGCCCAGCCTCGTCGAGCTCGAGCTCGCAAGGGTCCAGCTCCACCGTCTCCATCCCCAGACTCTACCGCGCGAAGTACCTCTTGAGCACCTGCATCCAGACGTCCGACTCGCCGAGCACGTCGTCGCCGCGCCGCTCCTTGAGCATGTCGACCGCCTGCTCGGCGCCCAGGCGACCTTGCCCGAGGGTCATCAGGGCGAGCGCCGCGATGAAGGCCGAGCGGTTCAACCCGCGCGCGCACGTCACGAGCACCCGGTCGCCCCCGGCCACCGCCTTGGCCACCTTGCGGCCCATCTTCACCGCGTGCTGCACCGACTTCAGGTCCAGCTGCTTGTCGGGGTCGTCGCCGAGCTTCACCCGCCACACCTCGACCCCGGGGAACATGTCCTCGCCCGGCTGGTACTCCTCGGTCGAGAGCACGAGCACGTCGAAGTCGACGTGCGTGACGAGCCCCGGCCGCGGCGCCGCCCCGACGAACAGCCCGGGGACGATCTCCGTCGCGTCGACGCCGGGTACGCCGGCCTTGTCCTCGTCGCTCACGTCAGCGCCCGGGTCACCGAGGGCGGCACGAGGATGAAGCCCTCGTTGCCCGTGAACAGGTTGGCCGACGGGTCCTTCACCCGCACGTCGTAGACGAGCCTGGTCACCCCGTCGCCGAAGGTGGAGTTGGAGAGCGGGGTGGCCTTCGCCTGGAACGTGCCGGCCGCCGCGGTGGTGACGGTGATGCCGCCGATGCTCGCGCTGTCGATCTGGAACACCGCGGCCGAGTCCTGGTCCTCGACCTCGTTCTTGGCCGTCATCGTGAGCGTGAAGCCCGTGAGGTTGAGCGGGGCCCAGCTGCCGGACCCGCGCGGGGGCTGCGGGTACATGCCAGGCGCCGCCCACGTGACCGCGTACCGCTGGGTGAAGAGCTCGAAGTACACCTGGCCGTTCTGCAGGAAGGTGTTCGACCGAAACCACACGATGTTGCGGGGGTCCCAGGCGCGCGTGCCCCAGTCCTCCGACAGCATCCTCTCGAGCTCTTCTCCTCGCATCCCCCCGAACTTTATCAGCTGTCGGGGGTGGTGGGGCCGCCCGGGACGTACTGCGGCGCGTTCGGCTGCCCGGTGAGGCCGTTGTACGGCACGCCGTAGGTGCCCATCCGGAGGTCGATGGAGTCCATCGCGGTCCAGGCGGCGTTCAGCGCGAGCTGCTGCGCCCACGACGAGACCCCGGTCGGCACGACGAACCCGAGGCTCGTCACCTTGCGGGTGCGGTAGCGGAAGCTCCACGCGATGAGCGTGCGCGCCGCGTGCTTGGAGGTCGTCGCGAACTGGGACTGCAGCGGGTCGGACCCGAGCACCTGGCTCGTGCCGTTCGTCACCGTGAGGGTGAACTGGGCCCCGTCCGCCCTCGCCTGCAGCTGCGCCAACGTGATGTTCGCCACGAGGGCGAGTCTACGCGCGTATCGCCTCGCACGCCTCGGCGGCCCGCCCCAGGTGGAACCACGCGCGCTCGAGCGCCCAGCAGTTCACCGTCGGGTCGTCCAACCACGCCCTGAGCAGCCACTTGGCCCGGCGCACGTCGTCGACCATCTGCCGGAGCCGCCTCGTCCGCAGCTCCCGCTCGGAGCCGACGAAGTCCCCGTCCCAAGCTTGGTTCAAGGGCACGCCCACGGCTCACTCCTCCGTCTGGAGCTTCCGCCTGACGGAAGCTTTCTCTTTGTACTTCGCCCCGTTGGCCTTGTGCGGCTTGCACATCAAGCATCCGGCGCGACGGTTCTTTGGTCTTCGGCGCTTGTGGTTCGCCACCGTCATCTCCTCTTCCGGAGCTCGAGCCTGACGTGCTCGCCCTGCTTCTCCACGGCCTCGATGATGTCTCGCATCTCCTTCCGCCACAAGAACTCCGCCGCCTTCCTGACCTCGCGCCGTGCAAGCCAGAAGCCGGCGGCCAAGCCGGCGGCGAAGACCAAAGCACCCGCGACGAGCTCGCCCACGGGCCCATCATGCCGCCCTCAGCGGACCATGATCGACCCGAGCCCCGACCCCTGCCCCGGCACCGGGCGGGCCAGCGCCCCGTACTTGCTCGCGAGCCGCCGCGCGATGAACGCCGCCATGAGCACGTCGCCCGGGTGGGCCGTCGGCGTGTACTCCGTGCACTCGTCGACGAACTTCTGCACCTCGTGCCGCACGAGGCCGTCGCGGTTGGGGATGAGCCAGAGCCCGCGGGCCATCTCGTAGAAGAGCGTCTCCACCCCGTACTCCGGGTGGGCCTTGGCGGTCTCGGTCGTGGTGAGCGCCTCCACCTGCACGTAGTTCGACATCTCCATGACCTTGGTGCTCTGGCCGTTGGGGTCGCGCGCGGGGATGCCGAGCTTGGTCTCGATGATGGAGATCATGTAGCTGGCGCCGCCGTTGTCCTCCACCCCGAGCAGGCTGTTGAAGCGCCGCGCCTTGCCGATGGCCTTCTCGGCGATGGTCATCGTGTCCCAGTGGCCGAACTCGATGTCGAGGATGCGGTAGAGCCCGTCGGGCCGGTTGCACTCGAACGTGAAGAGCGCCGTGTAGTCGGACTCGCTCCCGCTCTTGAACGCGAGGTCCACCCCGGTGATGGTCATGAAGTCGTCGCCGGGGCGGCGCTGCAGCGTCGTGCCGGGCTGCATCCCGTAGTACGGGGCGAAGTCCTTGGTGCTGTCGCCGCTCTGCCCGTACGCGCCCACCGCGCGCGCCCGCGCCAGGCACAGGTCGACGAACTCCTGCTTGCAGTGCGCGGTGGAGTCGTCCTTCGTGTTGGACATGTAGAGCCGGTTGAAGCTCCCCGGGTCGTGCACGTACTCGGCCCGCTTGTCCTCGAGCCGCTTGGGCGGCCAGCGCGCCGGCCAGAGCGTCCGGCGGTGCTCGGGGTCGGGCTCGTGCGCCATGAGCCGGAAGTGCGTGGGGTTGCCGGACGCCTGCCTCAGGCCGGGCGTGTCCCAGGCGGGGTCCTCGTTGTGCACCCACACGTCGCCGAGCGCGCTCATCACGAGGGCCGGGTAGCCGGGGCCGTGCGGAGGCGGCTTGCGCAGGACGTTGAGCGCGTCGCCCGAGTGGAACGTGCTGTTGGTGAACACGAGGCGCGAGCCCTCGGTCATGCGGCTCTTCACCATCATGTCGAGCGAGCGGAGCGTCTCGCGCCGGCGCTCGGGGGTGCGGGTGTTCTCGTAGTCGAGGATGTCGTCGGCGATGCAGAAGTCGAGGCGGTAGCCGCCGATGGCGGTGTCGAGCCCGGCCGCGGCGAAGCTCGGGTCCTTCGGGCCGAGCTCGCGCTGCACGGTGAACTTCGTGTCGCTCCAGGGGTCGCCGCGCCTGCGCGACGGGACCATCATCGGGTTGACGAGCTTGATCCTGGGCTCCTCCTCGACGATCTGCCGCATCAGGTTCGTGATCTTGGTCGCCTGGCGCTGCGTCTTCGAGAGCACCAGCCCGCGCCGGCCGGTGTCCTCGGCCAGCTGGAAGAGCGCGTAGGTCAAAAGCGAGAAGGTCTTCGTGTGGTCGACCGGCAGGATGACCACGCACTTGGGGTGGTGCTGGATGAAGCTGAAGAGGACCCGCTGGTGGGCGGCCGCGGTCATGCGCGCGCGGGTCTGCTCCTCGCGCATGACGAACTCGAAGAAGTCGACGAGGTTCGTCCTCGCCCGGTGCGCCCGCAGGCGCAGCGCCATGATCTTGTCCCGCTCGTCCGCCATGCTCCCGCAGCGTGGGAGCCTAGCGCATCAGGGCAGGTGCCCGCGCTTCTTCCCCTCGTCGTAGAGGAGCTCGGCGAACTCCCACGCGCTCACGATGGACCGGGCCACGGCGCCGGTGGAAAGGTCTTGCCACGCGTGCTCCCGCACCCCTCCCGCCAGCTCGGCCACCCGCTCCGCCACCCACTCGTGCCGGTCGTCCTCGGCCGTGACCCGCACCGTCTCCGGGGGGTTGGAAACCCGGGTTTCCAACGGGGCCAGGTCGGCCTCGATCTTCACCATCGGCGGGAGCTCCGGGGGTGCGGGCGCCGGCGGCGCGGGAGCGGGCCCCGACCGGGTGATGACTGCGTCGGCCTCCTTGCTCCCGTCCGGCCGGCACTTAAACCACCGACCCTTGGTCATGGCGTCGTCCGGGAACTGCCCGGTGCACCGGTCGTTGCGGCACCTCGCCGGCGGCCCCTCCTCGTACGACACCGTCGCCACGCCGCACATGCGAGCGCGACAGATGTAGATGCCGTGGACGTGCCGGGCCGGCGGGTCGTCGAGCTCCGGGGCCTGCGGGGGACGCTTAGAGTTGGGTAGGGCGCTGTCTTGGATCATGGGGTTCGTCCTCCGTGGTCGTTATCTCGAGCCGCTCCTTGGGGTCCGCCTTGCCGGCGCGGATGTCCTCGTGGAGCTGCCTTATGGGTCCGTGGATCTGCCGTATCTGGTCGGCCGTCAGCGGCCGGATGACCTGGTCCCGGGCGACCTTGCCCAGCCTCCTCTGGTTGCGGTTGCTGGCGGGCACCGGCAGGAGGATCCCCTTCACCTCCTGCTTCTCCTTCTTGCGGGCGAGCCACGCCGGGTCGCCGATGCGCACCCGGAAGCCGTCGTCCACCTCGCCCGCCGCCTCGCGCGCGAGCCTCCGCCTCTTCGCCTCTCCTCCCACTCGCCACCTCCTCAGTGTTTGGTCCTGCCACGGCCGTTGTCCCCCGGCTCCGCCTCGACGTCGATGACCCCGGGCAGCCTCCGCCGGTCCTCCGCCAGCATCCTGGCGAACTCCTCGTCGCTCGTCTCCTGGGCCGCGCGCATCAGGTTCTCGTCGAAGCCGTGCGTCACCTTCACCTCGAGCTCCTGCGGCTCGTCCACCCCGAGCAGCCGGCAGAGCTTCACGAGGGCCTCGTTGCGCACGCGGAGGGCAAGCAGCTTGGAGTGCGGCCGCCGGGCCCGCTGGTGCACCTGCAGCGCGCGGGCGGCCGAGTCGACCAGGCCGCGCACCGCCATGTCCCGCGCCACCGACCCGAGCTCCGCCGTCTCGAGCGCGTAGCGGTTGCAGCACTCGCGCACCACCTCCACCGCGCGCTCCTTGGACATCCCCCGCGCGAACGCCTGCGCCCGGAACGACGACACCCTCCGGTCGAAGCTCGACACCCCGGCGAGGAACGTGTTGTCCACGAACGCCTGCCACGTCGCCCGCTGCGCCTCCTCGTGCTCGGGGGGCGGGCCCGCCTCGGGCATGGGGGCGAGCAGGGGCGGGGGCCGAGGTCGCCTAGGCATGGTGGGACGCCACCCTGACCATGCGCAGGTAGAAGTCCACCGAGTCGGTGCGCCGGACGAACTGCACGAGCCCCCTCTCCAGGCACACGACGCGCAGCTCGGAGCCAAGCTCCCTGGCGACGTCGGCGGCGCAGAGCAGCGCGAAGGCGAGCGCCTCGCCGGCCGGCGGGTGCACGAACGCCATGATCCCCCTCCTCGCCAGCTCGACGAACAGGTGCTTGTCGGGGTCCGCGTGGCTGGCCGCCACCGTGAACAGGGCGAACTCGCTCATCCCGTAGAGCGGGTGGACCCTCGCCGTCACGCGGCGGCAGCGCACCGGGGGTTGGAAACCCGGGTTTCCAACCTGGCCCCCCGACGACGCTTGCGCCTCCTCCGACATGCTCCCTCGACCACCCTCCGGATCCGCCCCACCACCCGTCGTAGCACCCCCATCATGCCCTGGTAGCCCTCCAGCTCCTCCACGAGGGCCAGCGGCCGGCCCTTGGCGGCCCTCCTGGCGACCTCCAGGGCAAGCTGGACGCCGGCCCCGTCCGGGCACCCCGAGGCCTTCTCCAGGGCGCCCAGGGCCGTCCACTTGACCGCCCGCTCGTTCAGCGAGTCCACCCCGTGCCGGCTCATGGCCGGGCGCCACGCCGCCCGGCGCTTGCCCCACCGGGCGAACCCCACCGCCGCCCGCACGTCCTTGCCCGTCCAGCACCGCTTGTCCGCGAGCAGCCCGAGCGCCCCCTCCGCCGCCTCCAGCGCGTCCCACCACGCGTCGTGCTCCGGCGGGGGCAGCGCCGCCTTGTGGCTGCTCCTCCTGCCGAGCACCCACGCGTAGCTCGGGGGCCGCCTCCACTGGCCGCGCAGCTCCTCCACCAGGGCGAGCACCGGCGTCTCCGGGGTGAGGAAGTGGTCGCTCTCGGGCGTCGAGCAGGAGCTCTGCGAGGAGTCGTCCACCTTGGAGCAGCAGACTACGGAAGAGGTCGGCCCAAGTCACTCTTCCCATTCATCGACTTCCATCCTCGGCTTGCGGAAGCACTCCTCGCACACCGGCAGCCACCCGTGCGCGAGCGACCACCTCCACCGGGTCGCCCGCTCGTCGCAGCCGCCCCAGTCGCACGTGCCCGACGGGTCGTTGGCCGGGCCGTATCCGTAGGGGTCAAACTTCCCCATCAGCCCTTCTCTTCGACGACCAACGGGTGTGGCACGTGCCCCCACTTCTCGAAATAAAAATACTCCATCCCTAAATTGTACGCTGCGGCGACGAGGTGCCACTTGGGAGAGCCGAACCGATCGTGCGGCTTGCCGCAGACGTACAGGTCGATGTGCTCCTTCGCGTGGTTGATGGGGCTCTTCTCGCCCACGAGCCGAGCGTTGGTGTACTGCAGCGCCGACCCGTACTTCCCCGCCGCGTAGCCGGCGATCCGGGCGAGCCCCTTGATGAACCCGGGGTTCAGGGCCGAGTAGTCGAAGTCGACCGGAACCCGCTTCACCTTCCCAGCCTCGGGCTTGGATAGGTCGTCCAACACTTCCTGGGTCACCTTGCGTCCGCGCTTGCTCATGCGGCCCATCATGCCGCGCTAGGCTCCCACCATCCACCGAAAGCACAACCCCACAATCACACTCACACAACCACCAAACACTCCCACCAGAGTACCCACGTGGCTTAGGCACTCTTCTCAGAGCGAGCAACCGGCCAAACTTCTGACCAACATGATCTAAATACCCTCTCTTCCAAGCTGTCATGACACAGGCCGATACCGCGAAAAATGCAACCGCATGTGGAGAGCCCCGAACTGCTGGATGTGCCGGCGGGGCTGCCCCGAGTCGCACGTCGTCTGGAAGTGCTCGCCGCACACCAGGCAGTCCGCCTCGACGGCCTGGCGGGGCACGTCGTCGAGCGGGTCGCGCTCCTCGTGCCTGCCGGCCACGACCGGGAGCTTCGTCTCCGGGTGCACGGCGAACGCCGGGCTCCAGAGCGTCCACTCCTTGGACATCAGCGGTGCCCACGCTGGTGCATGTCCGACGCCGATCTTCTAGGTCGCCTGTTATTGGCTTGTTCGACCCACGTTGCCCATCGGCAGTTCCCAGGCTCGTAGTTCCCGTCGTTGTCGATGCGGTCAATCGAATGGCTTGGGCTGGGCTTAGGCCCCATGTCGGAGAAGAAATCCTCGAAGGATTGGCACCATCGCTCGCAAACTTGGATTCCCCGTCCTCCGTAGTTTTCATACGCCGGACACTTGGGATTCTGACATCGCTGCCGAATGCCTTCCCAAGTGTTGTACTCCGACGACTCGGCCCCCTTTCGGGCATGCCCGTGAATCAAATTCACCCCCACCGAGATCACTTCCGAACGCCGACATCCACACGACGTGGTGTCCCCGGACCGGAGATGCAGCGCTGAAACCAAGTGCATCTCCCCACAATCACAACGACACCTCCACACGGCTCCATTCCGACTTCCAACCCACGCGACCACGACCAACCGACCAAATCTCTGGCCAACCAAGTCCGCGGTGCACCTGGAGATGTTGACTTCCCTCCGATAACACCCACACGACGTCGTGTTGCCACTTCGAAGGTTGACTACACGGACCACCTTCAAAGCCCCACAATCGCAAGCACATCTCCACCGAACGCCGCGGCCGTTGCTTTCAGCCGAGCCTTGTACGACCAACCTCCCAAATCGCTGGCCAATCATGGCCCACTCGGTGGCTTTATCGCTTCGCCCAGCGGCTGAAGCCGCCGATCTTCTTCGCCACGACCTTGGCGGGCTTGCCCGGGGGGCTCTTGCCGGGCGGCACCGCCCCCTGGGTCCCGGTCTCCTTGGGGTTGGGGGGCATGGGCGGGGGGTTCTGCATCGGGGGCTTGGGCATGGGTGGTCCTCTCGAGCGCGGAGCGTAGCGCATGCTCGAGCATCTGGATGCGTTGCTGCTTCTCGGCGAGCGCCTGGCCGTAGTAGGCGACCAGCGCGGCGACGGCGTTGTGGCCGACGATGTCGAGCGGGGCCTGGCTCACGTGGACTCCGCCTTGAGGGGGACGATCTCGTCCGGCGACCCCGGAGGGTCCCGCTTGTCGGCGACGGCCCGGAGCAGCCTCCCTTGGCGCGCGACGACGTTGGAGATGGCGAGCGCGGACAGCCGCACGTCGAGCCCGTAGGCGGCCGCGTGCTTGGCGAGCAGCTCCACCGCGTCGGCGACCACCTTGGTCGACAGCTCGTGCAGCATCGCCGCGTTGCGGCTCATCGGCCTGAAGAGATGCTGCCGGTCGTCGGAGGCGACCGCGCTCGACCCGTCCTCGAACTCGACGACGGGGTCGGCCACGTTGCGCCCCTGCGCGTCCACGTACTCGCCCGGGCCGTGGGCCGCGGCAACCACCCCGGCGATGCCGAGCTGGTGGTGCCAAACGAACTTCCCCACGAGCTCCTGCCTCCAGTCCGTCATGCGACCCTCTCTTGCCCGAGCCGGGCCTGGTGCTTGTCCGCCTGCGAGCGGAACGGGGACCACTCCCAGCGCATCCGGAGCTCCTTGCACCCGCGCAGCTGGTGCTGCCCCTTCATGTTGGCCCGCATCCACACGAGCAGCCGCTCCACCTCGGCCTTGGACCCCTCCGGCAGCCCCTCCACCGCGTAGATCTTCAGCCCGCACGACTGGCAGTAGGCACGGCACGACACTCGCTCGCCCATCGGGACTCCCACCTTCCTCAGGTGCCTCTCGGCGAACCTCATCATGCCGCGCCGAGCTTAGTTGGAAACCCGGGTTTCCAAACCCTTCAGGTGAACTTGCCGTCGGGTCCCCTCGGGTGCTTCGAGTCGTCCCACCCCATCGAGGTGGCTTCTTTCTGGTGAGCGGCCGCCTTTTGGTCGTGGGCTTTGGCCTTGTTGTTCCACTCCTCGGCCTTGCGATCCTCCGCCTCGTTCGGCGCGCGAACCTCCTTGATGGACTTGGCGACCGCCCCACGGGCCACCTCGCGCGCCGCCTTGGCGGCCGTCTTGTGCGCGTCGGCCGCCTCCGCGTGGTCCCGCGCCGTGGCTCCAGGCTTGCCGGCTTTTTCCGAGGCCGACTTGGCCTTCTGGCCAGCCTCGAAGTGCGCGAGCTCCGGGTGAGTGGTCGCCGGCTCGCGTGGTGCTTTGCCCAAGCCTTTGTCCAACGGGGTCGACCAATGGTTTGGCCCTTTGTTTGATGCCCACCTCGAGAACCCGCTCATGACCTCATCATACCTTCACCGGCCGGGGCCCAGCGCCCGCCGGCCGAGGTCGTACTCGATGGAGCCCCGGTTGTGCACGTCGACGACCTCGGCCGCCTCCGCCCGCTCGTCGCGCTCCTCGGGGACCACGCGCGGGTCGTCCACCGTGCCCGGCACCCCGTCCATCACCCACGCGTGCTCGAGCTCCTCGGCGACCCGCTCGGACTCGGCGACCTTGGGCCCCATGTCCTCGCGCGCGCTCCACTGGTACCCGCGCTCCCAGCCGGCCCGGTAGCTGCTCATCGCGTGGGAGGAGGCGAACTCCGCCCACTCGGAGACGGTCGCCCTGGGGTGCTCCCTGGCGAACAGGGCGACGTGCTGCGCAAGCCGGGCCGGCGGCTCGGGGCCCTCGTAATATTCACCTAGCCAACGCTCCCGTGTGCGCTTCACCCAAGTCATAAGGGGCGTCATTGGACGTGAGCCCACCCCATCGCTGCGATCCTCCGGCCGCTAGGCCCCTCGAACGGCTCCCGCCGCCCGTTCCTTCTTCCCGGAGCCTGCCCGACGATCGTGGCCATTGTTCCCCCCATCATGCCGCCCCGAAGCCTTCGCCGCCCGCATCGCCCTGAGCAAGAACGTCCCCGGCTTGCCGCCTTTGCCGGCGGCCGCCTTGAGCAGCTCCTTGGCTTGGTCGCGCTGCTCGACCGTCTCGAACTCGACGGTGAGCGTCACGCTGCTCGCAAACCCGGTGAGCTCGCCCGCCTGCTCCTCGAGCAAGGCCGCCGCGTCGTCGACCGGGGCGACGAGGGCGATGAGCTCGGCGATGTTCTCCTGGGCGAAGCCGGTCGCGAGCACGTCGTCCCCCGTCATCTTGGGGAAGATGTCCGCGAAGATCTCCCCGAGCTTGTATGGGTCGAACTCGCCCTCGACGTTGTTGAGGGCGATGTTGAGCTGCTTGGCCGTCGCGTCGTCCACGTCGAGGACCGTGCTGGGCAGCTCGTCCGGCTCGGGCCACCCGCGCTCGGCGCAGATCTCCCGCATCGCGGTGACACGCTGGTGGCCGCCGATGAGGACCGTCCCCCTCTTCTGCACCACGAGGTTCAGGACGAACCCGTGCTTCAGGAGGGACGCCTTGAGCGCCGCCATCTTCTCCGGCGGCATGACGCGCGGGTTGTATACCGCCATGTTCACGTCGGAGAGCTTGAGCTTCGTTTGCTCCGGAACCGCGATGCCCTTAGGCTTCTTCACCTGCATACCTTCCTTTTGTCGTAGTCGAGGATCGCGAGAGCGAGGCGCTTTGCGTACAGCGGCGGCACCGCGTTGCCGACGAGCGTGTAGCCGTCCGCCTGCGAGGCCGGGAACCGGTACCAGTCCGGGAAGCTTTGCACCCTGGCGCACTCGCGCACCGTCATCCGGCGCATGCCCCCAGCCCGCTCTAGGACCTCGGCCTGGCCGCCGCTCGTCATCGTCACGGCCGGCTCACCGGCGCCGCGCACCGGGTTAAAGAAGTCCGGGTTGCGGCCCGCGACGACGTCGCG